CGTTCGCCAAACATTGATTAACTTTGCTGACGCTCGTTCTGTTAAGTAATCTTTTGCTCCCCCTGCAAAACCTATGGCTACCTCTACACGCGCCGATATCACTGCGCGGGTTCGCGCACGTCTGCGGGTCAAGTTCCGCGACGATCGGGATAGCGACCCGATCAGCTTGAACCGAATCATTGACGAAGTGACAAGCGAAGTCAGCCGCCGCACCCGCTGTTATCAGGCACGGTTTACCGCTGATATCACCGGTTCTGCCGGTAGTCCGATGGAGCGTTATTGCCTGCCCGAACTGTACGAGATCATCTCTGTCATGGTGACGTTGGGCACGGACAGCACGGCCAATAAGATATTCCTGCGCCAATACGACATCGAAGACGCCAACCGGTATATGCCGCAATGGAGAACTTCGCCCGCAAGTGGCTTGCCGTCCTACTGGATATTCGCGCCGCCGTATATCTACTTTTACCCGCTACCGAACTACTCCTGCAACGCGGGCCTCGTCTTCGAAGGATACGCCTCTCCGCTCGCTCCGTGGGCCTCACAGAGCGATTCGCCCGCATTGCCTGAGCGCATCATGGACACCATTGTCTACGGTGTGTGTGGCAAATGGGCACTTGAGTTCCCCGAAGATCCCGTGATTTTCGCCAAAGCGAAGACCAACACCGACGTTTACGACTCACGCCTGGGCGAGTATGAAGCCGAGATCAACCGGCAGCACGACCGCGCCCGTGAACGCCACTACATCTATTACTGATCTATTACTGATTACTCGCTACCTTCTCTTTGAAAGCAAACTTAAACTATGGCTACAGCATATGCGGATAAAAAAGGCGGCAAGCACACCGGTAATACGGTGGCCGGTGCCTGGATTGCCATCGCGCAGAGCAATTCAACCAAACTTGACCCGGTACCGAAGGCGCTCTTTGTTGGTGGTGCCGGAACATTGGTACTCGGCGACGAGCAAGGCGATGTGATCATCATCACCATGGCAGCGGCAGGAGTCGTACCCTTCGCAGCAAACTACGTTCTCGCCTCGGGAAATGATGGTTTCAACTCTGCTAGTGGCTCATACGACCACTCTAGCGCCGCTCTGACTGTATACGCCCTGTTCTAAGCCTTCATTCCCTGCCTTCTCCTGAGATACCGCTATGAGCATGACTATCGGTATCGGCATCGGCATCTGACCGGTTAACGCGCCTTCTCTCTCCTCTGGTACTTCGCTATGGCAAAGACTCTCACGACGATGCAGAACGAGATGTACCGGGTTCTGAATGTCCCGTCGAACTGGAAGGGCGCGAATGTCCCTGATGGTGTGACCGCTGGCAGTTACACCTATACGACCGCCGCAAGTTTCACTGACTACTTAAACGAGGGTGCTGATGAACTGTGCCGCAGTGCGTACCTGCTCTTTCCTGCGGCTCCGGGCACCGTCTCTGTGTCTATCGGCGACAAACTCAAGAACCTATCCGCGCTGACGCTATCCGGCGTGCGTGAGATGCGAGCAGCGTACACCGTTCAGTACACAGCATCGAGCGGTGACGATAGCGGCGTTGTCAAAAACCTGCAATTCATCGACTGGAACACGCTCCGCAACAACTACCCAAACTACCTCACCGATGCGAACGGGACTCCTGCCTACTGGTACGAGGTGGCGGGCGCTGACCCGACCGTGGGAATCTATCCGCCTGCCGCTATCGCGGGAACGCTCACTGTGAACGGTCCTTGCCTGCCGACCTATCTATCCTCCGGTAGCGACACCTTTGCATGGCTATCGGAGCAGTGGGACGAGGCGATTGTCTACTACGCCGCCTCTCGTGTGGCGATTCAAGCGATGGACGATCCGCGTGTGCAACTGAGACAACCGGCCATCACTGCCGAGTACCAACGCCTCTTTATGCAGGTCCGTTCGCAGCAAGATCCATGGCTCGCCAAACTATTCCTCTCCTCGGTGGCGACCTCCGCAGCGGTTCAATCGACACCGTCAACCACGAAGTAAAGCCATGCCTACAACTGAACTTCCCGATGTAATCGACACCGACACGTGGACGATGAAGCGTAGCCGCAATGCGCAATATGACGATTTTGCCTCATCAGTGATCGGCGACGGCGACCCGAACGATTTCTGGATTCACGAGTATGCTGAGCAGTCCCGCGACATCATCCTATCTGACCTCTCGCACGTGACCGTATTCAGTCAGTTTATGACCGTTGTTCCCGCTGGGACGGATGAAGGCAACTTCGAGACAGCGGAGAAGGCGACTGCCTCTGGCTTTCCTGTGCAACAGTTATTTTGGTTCTTCAAGGCCGATTAAGACATGGCTACATTTCAGATACTGGTCGATGATTCGTTCCAAAGAGCGAGTACATCCTACAGTGCGGGTGCCACCTCGAATCAGTGGGGGCAGCTTGGCCCGAACAACTGGTTTGTACCCGATGCCCGCTTTGCCAAGATTGGTAATGCTCATGCTGTCTTCATCACCGGGCAGACCGCAGAAGCATACCGTACCGAGACCGTATCGCTTAATGCGCAGGTAGTCGTTACACTGGACTCTACCTGGCCTTCTGATCCCTTTGTTTACATATCGCCACGCTCAGTCATGGCGACGAAGGACTGGATAGCCCTTCGCGTCCGTCTGAGTGCTGGAAACTTGCTCTTAGATGGTTGGCGCTCTGTCGCAGGTTCACGCTCTCAGACGGGACTATCAGGCTCCGGTACAGCAAGCATAGCCTACACAGCAGGGCATACCTATAAGATAACGGTTCAGAGCGCAGGGACAACCTCGCCGCAGGTCATCGGGTTCATTCAGGATGTCACGGCATCAACCACATCGGGAACGATTACCGTTACATGGACATCGGGCGCACCTGCGGACCTTCAGGCGGCGGCAGGATGTTCTCTTACTGTCACGGGTGGAACCACCGATGTACCGATTGCCCGTGTTCAGACCTATTACGACTGCGCGAACACACTCGCCCTATCACCAACCACGGTTTCGCCTAACCTGGCTAGTGTCGCCTTTACTACAACGTGCTCGGCGAACATGGGCACACTCTCCCTGCAACTGATCAACAGCAGCGCGGCAAGCATTGTCACTCAGACCGGATCAGGAACAACTACCGGCACACTCAACCTTATTCCCGGCAGTGCGACCTCTGGCGTAGTGGTGCAGGATAGCGCCACGTCCTCGGCGTTTTATCTGAACATCGCACCGGTAACGATCTCTGCTTCACCAAATAGCCTTGCAGTATCGCAAGTATCAGCACCCGTTACTATCACCGGGCAGGGGACCGCGTGGGGATCAGGCACGACGCCACTCTCCATTATCTCCGGGCCGGGAACGATCACCTCGCAGACACAAGCCGATCTAGGGACGATCAACCTCACGATAACCACGGGGGCGAGTGCAGGTACGATCGTTATTCAGGATAGCACAACTGGCAAACAGTGTTCTGTTGGAGTCGTGCAAGTCTTCGCACCGGATGCGGTCCTGGCGTATATGTCAGAGGGCAACTGGCTTGTCACTGCGGGCACGTCGATCCAGACGAACAATGCGGGTGCGTATCTGCGGATCAAGACAACCAGCGGTTCGACGCTGCAACTGACCTTTGATATGTCCACCTATACGGGGGCAGGTCTGACACAGTATCCGACTGTTGCCTGGTATAGCGATAATGGGGGGTGGACGAAGTTAACGCTCGGGGCGGCGACGACCACGGTCACGATCGATTCTGGACTTTCGCCCTCAAGCGACCATGAGCGCTTTATCCTCGTTGGCGATCTTCCCACGGGCTTTGGCTATAACCGATGGACTTCACCCATTCCCATTGTACGCATCACGCAGGTAATCACGGACGGAACACCGGTTGCGCCGACTACCCGTACTAACCGCATGATTTTCTATGGAGACTCCATTGTACAGGGGAATATCATCGGAGATTCCTATGGCAATAGCAGTACCGGTGGTGCGCACCTGTCATGGGTGTTACCCTTCGCTGACATCATGAACGCCGAGGTGTGCATCGTTGGCTTCAGTGGTCAGGGGTGGCGGTTGGGTGGTGCCGATGGTGTTCCTGCCTTCCATGTCCCGAACGGTGCCAGATCCTGGGACAAACTCGACTCTGCCCATAGCCGCAGTTTTACTCTGACCTCGGGTAGCGGCTATTACAACGATAGCTACATATTCATGGGCATGAACGATTTCATTCAATCTGCTGTTGTGAGTGATGCTCAGGTCACGGCAAGTGTTACTGATTTTCTCGTGCAGCATCGAGCGGCAGTTGGGAGCCGCACACGCATCCGTCTTATTATCGAATTTGGACAACCCAAACGATCGGCGATGCTGGCCGGATACGCGGCATATAAGGCAGCAAATTCCGATTCATTGGTGTATCTGATTGACCCACCCGCAATATCAGGGATTGCTGATCAGCCGTATGGCACACCATCCTATCGTAGCGCAGACTCAACGCACCCGCGCCAATCCGACGAGGTAGCCTATATGACCGGGCAACTTGCAAAGCTGATTACAGCAGCGGACACCGTAGGCGGCGGCGGTGGACTCGCTCCGCTCGGCTCACTCTCCATCGTTATCTGAGATCACAGCATAAGCCGCCATGTCAGTTGCACTTACCGCCTACGCTATTGCGCAGGGCTACCAGTTAGACGTACTAGCGACCAATCTTCCGCAAATTGGCGGTCAGTATTTCAACGCAGGGCAGGTCAAACTATCAGGTGACGGCTTTATTCTAATAAGCCAGATCAATACTGGTGCAATCAAACTTAACAAGTTCACTAGCCTGAGTTACAATCAGGATTTCAGCACCAGCACGCCTTTATCAGTTCAAACTGCCCTCGCGCCAAATCCCTATTACCCAGTCTGCTGTAATGGTGTGCTGTATGTCCATGGTGACGGCACCTTAATCGGCGTGCCGAATGACCACTGGTTCATATGGAACTCAACGGATGAAACTACCTTCCCGGTACTGGCCACGGATGCCGTTATTGGAACGGATATGGTCGCCGATGTCGGTAGGAATTGCCTGTATTTCGCTTCTAGTAGAGTGTCCCCCAATGTAGCGGCGATCAAAAAGTACGACATTGATACCGCAACAGTTTCGATAGTCCATCAGGATGCAACTACAAACTCGGGTTACATGTCGCTCGCGCTCAGGTCCGACGAGAACACCCTATATTTTATTCGCGTTAACAATACCAGCAGCCCGACCGATGCCGCTGTTTACACGATCGATCTATCAACCTCGGTAGTGACCCGGCAATATGCGCTGAATATCTTTAGCGGATTCAGTGAGTTTGGAACACGCATCGCGTCTCTGGAAGGAACGAAATCAGGGCAGGTTGTGGTTGTAGGGGCGACTACGGTCTCACCAACCGAATCGGCAAACCTTATCGAGTATACAGACGGTTCGACATTCAACGATCTAACGACAGGCATTCAGCACTATTCGAATCCGAATATGTCACTGAATATCCTAGATGGAAACCGTCTGACATTCGCCTATCTCGAATCGCTCTATGTTCTCACCGCCCCGACTGGTTCAGGCTTCTCCCGTGGTGGATGCTACGACTTCGGCACCGGTGGTGATGCGCCTGTCGTTACCGCCTGTCAGGACTGTTGCGATACTCCGCCCGAAGTCACCTTGACATGGACAGCAGTAGACGGGGCAATAGGTTACGATATTACTCGCGGCATGACGCAGATAGCGACGGTCGGCAACGTGCTGACCTATACCGACTATCCGCCGACAGCACTGACCGACTATATCTATGGGGTAAGCGCGATTCTATCGGGCGGTGATGGGCAACGTGGTTTTGTGTCGATTCGCGTTCACGGATTCGTGAGCGATGCGGATGATACTGATTGCGTCTTTACCACCGACGCTCCAGTTACCTGCACCTTTACAACCGATCCGCCGACATCCTGCACTTTCACGAGTGACGCGTGTACCTGTCACTGAGGCGCGACAGCGTGAAGAACAATCGTCATGCCGCCCGCCTGCTCTGGTACTTTAACGCCCGTGTCCAGCAGAACGACGTGAACGGTTCTATCGGCTTCTCCCGGTTGCGGTTGGAATGACTTTGGTACGAATAACTCGCTAACGGTCGCAAAAGTCGCTGAATTGACCTCGACTTTTGATGTATTGGATTTCTTCGTGCCGTCTAAACTCTCGATATAGCAGGTGTAGGGCACATCGGGGCGCACGAATCCGGTTCCGTTGATGTGTACTAACCGTGTCTGCCCTGGTTCTGTGCTGTTCACGCTACCGACATAACCCGACTTCGGATCAAAGGTAAGCGATGTTGGCTGCATGCTGATTGCAAGACCGCGCCCTACAGGTGGGGCAGTTGGGGCAGGGGATGGCGTAGGTGTTGTGCTCGCGCTGGGGGATGGTGAACTACCACCGCCGCAACCGACGACGAGCGCAGAAAAGAAGATGAACCCGGCAACGACGCCGACGATAGATTGATATTTTGACACTTAGCGATTCTCCTATGCGAGTGTGACGCTTGCTAACGGCTAATGTTGCTCCTCTGCATACCTGTTTCCTTCACAAACTAATATTTGCTTGGTAATTCCATATGTCTAAGATGCCCAAACCCGCCATATATACAGCGGGCGACCCGTATTGGTACGGTCTCGACACGTATCACCCGGCAAAGAATGTGCCCGAAGGTTTTTGCTCCGTCATTGATAACCTTGTCATCGAAGGCGGACAACTGGTCATCAGGCCCGGTAAGCAGGGACAATTAACCTCTATCATGGGCGGCGCGATCTATGCGCTCACGCCGATCATCCAGAGCGACGGAACGACAAATATATGGTTCGCGCAAGGAAGTAACCTCTATAAGTACGTACCGGGCGGCACGTCGGCAACCCAAATCACCTATAGCGGTATGCCCTCGCTCACTGCGGCGAACGTCGTAATCAAGCAAGCAGCCGGGTATGTTTACGTTTGCGACAACAGCACATACACGAGTGGCGGACTGAGTACCGGTATCCTGCGTTTCTTTCCGGATGGCAGCACCGGTACGAGTGGCGGGGCAGTGACAGGGCTGGCGAAGCCCGATGCGCCAACTGTATCTAAACTCTCCCATCAGCCGCTCCTATCGACGCCGGGTACGCTCACATGGAATACCTACGACGCCGACGATCCTATCGGCAACTACGTCTCTGCGTTCTCGACTCCCACCGCAGGTAATACGGACACCGGAACCGGTAAAGACTGGCAAGCAAGCGCATTCCCGAACGTCGCGTTTACTACTTTTGTAGGCGGCGCAGCGTCCTGTACCCTGGGCGGCTCCGTTGGTACCTCAATCGTCACGGTGAACCCGATTGTGTTCGCCGCTGGCACTGACGGCACTTACCCGACCACTGTCAAGGTTTCCTTCCTGGGACAGACCAAGCTCGGCGGTGACGACATCACAAGTCGCTTGAAAGTCACGCTGTCAACCTTCTCAGATACGGGCGCATCGGTTCCTGTTGATGTGCGTGTATTCCTGATTGGTTTGATGTCCACGACACCGCAGTTGCAGACCGTTACCTTTGACTGCCGAGACGCCGCAGATAACATTAAATCGGTTCTGCTGAAGATCGAAAACGCGAATAGCGGTATCAAGGGTGACGATCCCATGATCGGCGATATCGTTGTCATGGCGGGCGGGTATGGCTTCGGGTTCGTTGCCTCGACAACCACACTCACGGTCAAGAGTGGCACGGTCTACGCCTCGCCGGTCGGTAATGTGTGCAGCGACGGCAACCAGATTTACGTCAACCCGCTACCGCAAGTTACGGCATTCTATACCCGTGGCAGACGCTTCTATACAGACATTTCCTCGACGGACTTCTCTCAGGTGCAGCGCATCGCGGCAAGTGTCCAGATGCTATTTAATATCGGCACGACCAATACTGTACCGGTCAAGCTTTATATCAGCAACTACACGAGCGGGACCGAGACGGCGGCGAATAGAGCGTATAGTGGGCAGATCGATCTAACGGTTGGGGCCAATCAGAGCATTGATTTTGACATTACGACCGCCGATATCGCCATTAGGTCAGCAGTGACACGCATCGGCTTTGAGTTCGGTGACGATGTGCCGATACCGGATACCTCTGCGATCTATCCTCCAGCAGTTGATGGCGGCGTCAATCTCTTACAGGTTAATTTCGTTACAAAACCCGGTAATTTAAGCGTTGACACGTCGATTACCTACAACGTGGTGGAGATTGATGGGCGCACCGACCCGCTCAAACTGCTTAACATCATTCAAAGTAACGGGAGTGACCAGACTACCGCCATTATCCCGACGCTAGACGATGCGATTGGTGTGATTACCCTCGCGGCAAGGAAGAATAGCACGACCAGCGGCGCGTACAGCACCTACTTTGCAATCTACCGTTTTGGTGACTTTCAGGACGGGCTAGGGCGGCTCCTGTGCGTGATTGGATGGTCTACCTTCGACGGCTCCGGTAACTACCTGAACGTGGTGCCGTCGAATATCGCCGAGGGTGCTGACACCAACAAAGGGCAGTTACCTTTCTACGCTTACCTGGCAAACCCGTATATCGCCGTGGATTTCAGTGCGGAGGGCAGTACGGTCGGATCGGCGGGAATCGTCGTCACCGACAATACGCCCTCATCGTTCCTATTCCCGTCGCTGCAACTGTATATCGATGGCCGTGATGCACCGCCGCCGAAGGTCCGCGATATCGTTGAGTACGGCAACCGCCTATGGCTTCTCGCGGGATCGGGACTGCGCAACGAGTTCTATGGAAGTTGGCTTCTCTCTGCTGACGTAAACGCCGGGTTGTACTTCTCGCGCTCTGTAGATCCGACCGACCCGAACGCGCCTGTGAAGGGATTCTATGACCATATCGCGACGGAGGATAACGATCAGGTTCTGCGAATGATGCCGCTCGATGACCGGATGGTATTCCTGTTCTCGCGCAAGTCACCGTATATCATGCTAGGTAGTGACCCGTCGAACTACTCCATTCGCCCATTCATCAGCAGTAGCGGGCAGGATATGGGCTTATCGGCTCGGAATGCGGCGATCGTCTGGGGGCGGCTTGTTATCTACCTCTCGCCGAATGGACTTCTACGGTGGAACACCGCGACCGATCCGCAACCCTTCTCCCTTCCCATTCAGGGCTATCTTAACCCGGCGCTCATGGGTGGTGGCACGGCACTGAATACGACAGGATACCCGCTCTGCTCGCTCTGGCAGCAAGGAGGGCGCATCTACCTCGCGGCACCAGGCACGAGCAGCGACAATGCAAATACGGTGATATTCCGATTCGACCCGAAAGAAGGCAGTGATACCGGCGTCATCTCCGGTGATGGTGTTGCGGGGGCGTGGGTGCGTTGGCTTCAGGGCAATGTCACGGGCGGCTGTGCGCTCACCGGGCAGAGCGATAGCAACGGCCATTACGTCGGCGGATTGGACGGCATGATTTATCAATATGTCCAGGGCGCGGGTGATAAGGCAACGGCGGCAGGATCTATCACCGGTATTGCCTTCACGCTCACGACGCGACAGTACGGCCATGATGCGAACCTCTATGACCTGAAGGTGCCGATCCGGTGTGACACGGAGTTTACGAGCAGTTCAGCAGAGGCAGCAGGTATCGCGGTCACGGTTGCTTTAGCAGGTGATAAAGGCTCCGTAGTCTCGACTCAATCATATAACCTCGCACTGCTCAACACTCCACAGAACTGGACATTCACACCGGACTATGCCGAGGGCAAGACGCTTCAGGCGACGGTCACGGCGACGGTCAAGAAACGCTTCGTGATTGGCCCGATCCGCCTTCAGTCGAAGATTGGGTCAAACTGGCAGCAGTATTAACTATGAAACTACTTGTAAAAATCATAAATTTCATGTTTTACGGAGTCTGGAACGATTGCATTCACGACTGGATACCGGAAGGATTCGCCGACTGGAAATGCTCTAAGTGTGGTTGCGATCGGTAGCCTACCATGTCTAATTTCAATGTAGACCGCCCTGTACAGGGGGCGTATGACTCCGACCATGAGGGGCTAGATAGACGTATTACTGCCCTTGAGCGCGGGACACAAACGGCAGGGAAGCAGATCGCGACCGTTGGCAAGACGCCGACGACCAGGGCGACGACCACAAATACAGTGGTCGCTGTACCAAGCGATGGAACTCCGGCACCCTCTACGCCGATTGCAACTATATCGACGCTTGGGATCGTCGAACTCTCGACAGCGGCAGCCGATGCAGCGACGCCTATAGCCGTCTCCGACACCGACCCGCGCAACACCGACGCACGAACACCAACCGGGCCAGCGGGGGGAGATCTCACCGGCACCTATCCAAACCCGACGCTTGGGGCATTAGGCGCATCAGGCACCATCCACCTTGCCAAACTCACAGCACTTGGTACGAACGGCGATATCACCGTCGTCAATGGCATCATTACCGCATTCACCGACCCGACCTAATCAGAAATAAGCAGGCACACTATGAGTTTTGGAGCAACTTCCCTTATCCCGTTTGCGGCGTCTGCGCTCGGCTCTCTCCTCGGTGGGAAGCGCAAGCCATCAGCCTATGAGCAGCAGCAAGCAGCACTCGCACAGCAGCAGGGCAACCTCGCCAATACGCTTCAGGGCTACGGCAATCAGGCGCAAGGCGACTACAACAAGTACAACCAGCAGTCGCAGCGTGCCATCGGTGACTATGCGGACCTGCTGAGGCAAAACCCGTATACCGATCAGTACAGCACCAACCAACTCGGCGCGATGACAGCGGGTGTGAACGGTGATGCGCAGGCGGCACAATCCAACCTCGCGGCACAACTTGCCCAGCGCGGTATCAGCGACTCCTCAGCGCTCACGGGAGGACTGACAGCGATCGCCAATAACCGAAATAACGCGATTGCGGGCGCACGGCAGAACCTGTACGGTCAGTCGGTGCAGAATCAGTACGACCGGTCGCAGCAACTCGCGAACCTGCTTTCAGGGACGGCGAACGGGTACCGAGGTGCGGCAGAGAGCTATCTCGGTCAGGCGATGGGTGGGTACGGGAGCGCAGGCAGTCAGTACGGGCAACTCGCGCAACAGGATTACAACCAGCAGAACCAATGGAACCAGCAGCAGGGGCAGAACGCGAGCATTTACGGGCAACTCGGCGGCCTGCTCGCGGGTGCGATGACACCGAACCGATCGACAGTACCCGGCATCGGCGCAAAGATCGGCATGGAGAACTCAATGCAGACGGGTATGAACCCTTCCTACGGGACGGGCTTGCCCGTGACTCCAGCAACAATGCCCGGTGTGCCTAAGTTGCCGCAGTATCGGTTCTAGTCTTATTAAAAAATAAAATATATTTAGTGTAACTGACTTGACGGATGTGTTAGTTACACTTGTACGCTACCATTGAATCATTCAAAGGAGCGTATATGATACTTCGTATTCCAGTTTCGACACAGCGTGTAAAATGCCGATTCCAACCTCTACTCAAAGATGGGACCGCACGGGTCACCTTTGATTTCCCTGCTGAATCCGGTTACTTAAATAATATCCTCGCGGCTATGAGCAAGGCATTTACTGAGTGTGCTGAGGACAGCGAACTCAAGAAGCCATCTGATGGGCCGATTCTAATACACGTCACCCACACGGTAACTATTTCACCGAAGGAATGACACTAAGGCTTCCCTATGTCCTACAATACCTATCCGGCAAACGCCCTTCTGCAACTTCTCATGGGCAGCGGTGCCTTTGACCCGAAGACGGGAGCAGTCACACCCGCGACGGGGAACAATCGACCGGGCATGACGCCGCCAATCGCACCGACGCAGGGGCAGGGAGGACAGGCACCTATGCCGCCTTCACCTCCCATCATTGACCCGTCATTGCAGATACAGGGCGCACCAGGCCCAATGGGGGCGGGAGGGCAGATCGGGCCTGTGATTGATACGCGTCTCTCGGGCGGCGCACCGAACCGGGATGATTACTTCAGCGGCATCGGGAAGTATCAGGATCTGCCGACGTATCAGGCACCGACTCGTGACCTTCAGGGCGAGGCGAAACAGAACCTTCTCGGCGTCGGTCTCGCGGGCCTCGGCTCGCTTCTCTTCGGCGGCGGGAAATACCTACCGCAGACCTTGCAGGGCTACATGGGTGGCGCGACCTCGGCACAGGATCAGGCGTTCCAGAACAAGGAGCAACAGGCACAGGGGCAGTACAACGCTCAGGCAGGCGCGATCAACTCGGCCAATCAGAACGTCGCTCGGCAGACTGCGGACGCACAGAGAGCCTATGACGATGCGCAACAGGATTACGGGCGACAACAGACAGCGCAGGAGAAGGCCGATGCGCTCGCGGAGAAGACAAAGCAAGGTAAGTTGACCGCCTTTGAGCGGGACTACATGAAGCGTCTCGGCAACATCGCGCAACAGCCCTTAGCCGTGCAGAAACAGATGATTGCCGCACTCAACGACGAGGCGAAGGCGAACGGCTCCGACCGGTATATCCCGGCTCCGGGTACATTCCTCGGCATGGGCAAGGATGCGAACGGCAACCCGGTAAAGCAGTTCATGCCCGGACTCACACCGCAGGCAATTGATCAGTACCGACTTCAGGCGGCGGGACTGGCGGCAGGACGGACGCAACTCCTTCCGCGTGAGATCGCCGTGAAGGAAAGCAACGCCGCTTCGATGGCGACCAACGCCGGTACGAACATCTTTCGCGCCAAGGATACAGCGGGCTACCATGCGGGGATGCTCGCGCAAGGGCAGGAGCGCATCGGACAGGCCGCATATCGTCTTGCGCAGGGTGATCGCAACTATGGCCTAGCGGTGAATCGGCTCGGACTGGCACAGCAGCAGTTCGACGCCTTGCAGCAGAACCGGAACGCGAACGACCTGCGCACCTTCGGCGGAACGGTGCGCTCCATCTATCAGGATCTGAACGGCCCGAACGGGTACAGCACTCGACTTGCGAAGGTGAGCGGACAGTTAGGGCACGTGACCGCAATGATCCAGGGCAAGAAGGATCAGAACGGCAACGACCTGACACCGCAGGCACTCGACCAACTTGGCGTGACACAGCAGCAGTTACAACAGCAAGCGGCAGACCTTGCCGCAATGCGCGACGAGACAAAGGCGCGACTCGGCACCTACTCCGGCTATCTCAAATCAGTACAACAGGGCAGGCTACCCAATGGACAGGCACCCGCACAGGCACCACCGATGGCTGACTATGGGACACCGGGCATCAGCAAGGGTGCGCCTCCGGTGCCTCGTGTGACCGTCATGGGCGGTAATGGCGGGCCAAAGCCAAAGGTGACGCTACCTCCTGTGACTCACAACGGTAAGTCATTGAAGCAGATGACCAACGATGAACTGATGGCTCTTGCGATGAAGGGACAGGGTAAATAAGATGCCAGATACCGCAACTTATCCCGAAGTTGACCCTATAAGGCAACAAGCCTATGAAGAACTGCGGCGGCGCGGCGTTTTCAAGAATGACCCGGTTCGCGCCGCTGCAATTCAGGAGCTAATAAAACGCGGCGCGCTTCGTGATGCTTCGGGTGGCTCCTCCTACGGCCAGCAGAGCGCCGGTAATGGCACGCCTGCCCAATCCTCGGCAACTCCTCCCATTGATCCGTTCTGGCTCGGCAAGGCGACGAAACTATCAACACCGCCGACCCCCGCCGTACCCTCGAACCAACTTGCCGTTCCTCCGGGCACTGTCACGGGAATGAAGCGCGGTCAACCCGTTGCGCCTGCGTACTCCTCCGATACTGCGCGTCCCTGGTTTGACCCGACGCCCTCCGCTCCAACGCCGACAAGTGCCCGCGCCGCTCTACTGAAAGCCGGTGCATTGGTGCCCGGTGGCGCTCTCGACCAACTGCGCAATGCGGGAGCGGTGATTCCCGGCATCACGCCGGACGCCGGCCCTATGGGAAGCGGCAACGTCGAAAATACACCGTCTTTCATCGCACGGGAAACGAAGGCACCGGGCGCGAATCGCTCACGGGTGCGTGCAACGCCGCTCACGGGCTACCATGGCGATAATCCTGCCTTTAGCGGTGTTCTGTCTCCCTCTCTACCGCAGAAAGACCGTGCCAATACCGCGATGCTATCCATGGCAGGTAACACGCTCGGTACCGTGACCGGTCTCGGCGCGGGCGCGATCGCAGGCGGCGCGGTCGAAGGGCTGACTGCTCCTGCGCTCGAAGCACTAGGTAATTGGGCGGCGAGCGAAGGCGCACCGGCTATTGCGCCCTGGCTACTCAAGGCGGCAGGGAACAGCGTGAACCTCGCAAAGATCCTGGGGAGTGTCTACGCGGGTAGCAAGGCGACCGAAGGCACGACGCAGGGACTCGGTGCGGCGATGCTCGACTCTGACAAGTCCGGCAAGATCCGTCAGTTCCTCGCTAAAGAAGCGGAGATGAAGCAGCAAGACCCGCTCGGCATGGCACTATGGGAGAATGGTTCACAGATCCTCAGCGGCAATCCGATGAGCGCGGCACTGCCAGAGCGATTGATGGGCGCAGGCATCGGGTATGGCGGTGATGTGGCTATGCGTGCCCTTTCCGGTCAGGGGCAGAACCTCGGAGAGTCGGCAATCCCGTCACTGATTGGACTTCTCGCGCCGGGTTCGCTCGGAGAGTTTGGCGAGCAACTGCACGAATCGGCGGCAGAAACGGGTGACTACCTGAGCCGATCAGCGGCGAAAAAGGCAGGTGAGGTTACGCCGCGTGTCACCGATATATTGAACCGCATCACGCAAGGTAGACAGGCATCGTCGCCGCTCGTGAACGATAACCTCGTCGGTCGTATCGCAGCAGCGCGGGCAGGTAAACCGGCACTGTTCGGCGGGAACGCAACACCGGCAGATAGCGCTATGCCTCCGGTACGTCCACCCGTAAAAGGTAGGGCACCTGCTACAGAACCATCCTCACCCCCCGCCGATCCTCTCGCCATTTACCGCAACCTGCCGACCTTTGAGGAGATCGAAGCGGCAAAGAACGCACCCGCGCAGGCACCAGCCACACCAGAGGCCGCGCAACCCGTCAGCGTGCCACAGAACGCCGCTCCTGCGCCAGTAGAGACTCCTGTAGAGACACCGGTAGCACAGCAGGCAGCGAAGCAGGCAGCGAAGGCAGCACCGATACCCGCGCCGACTCCAAATGAAAACCTACCGTTTGAGATTGAATCTGCGGATGGTGCCGCACCCTACACCCGCCTGATTCGAAACCATGAAGACCTTGCCGCCGCGTTCCAAGATCCTGCGCTGAAACTCGGTTACACACCTGACGAGGCGACGAAGACAGCGCATTTCTATGAGGCAATCGCGCGTGGTTGGGCCGATCAGCAACCCGAAGGCACGACCTCTGCCGATTGGTACAAGCAGATTCTACCCGGTGCGACCGCACATGCCGAACAACTCGCCGACCTGTACAGCAAGGAGTTCACCAAGCCAACCGCGAAAAGGCCGATGGATGTAACCGGACGGCCTGCCGCGACCTACGCCGCCAACCGTTACGCTTCCGATGGCTCGGTCATATGGGATAAGGCATCGCGCAACCCGGTTGACCTGCGGCGTGTCTTACTGACATTCACGGGCGCGAACCCCTCGTCGCCGATTCACGAGCTAGGGCACGTCTTCCTCGACAACCTGAGCGATCCCGCAGATAACAGAGTGGTCAATGATTGGCTTGGTGTGCCAGAGAGCGGTCAGCGTACCGACAGTCAGCGAGAGCAATTCGCGCAAGGGTTCGAGCGATGGACGCGAGACGGGAAAGCACCGAATGCATCACTCAAGGGTGTCTTCCAGACCTTCCGCAACTTTATGACCTCGGTCTATCAGCGCGTGACACAGATCGGCGGAAAAAGCGGCGTGAAGATTCGTGCTTTCTCGCCAGAGGTTATTGATGTACTGAAGCGCAATATTGGCGACGTTAGCGACTTAACAGGCGAAGGTGTAAAATCAGAGAATGACACGAACGGAAATAATCAACCAGGTCCGGCACGAACTGGAGCAACGGGGACTGGACCCGAAGGAACACTTGCCGCAGTTGGAACGACGGATGGACGAGATAGCGGCGTTCGGGCGGAACAGTTGGGAGGAGGACGGACTGCATCTTCATCCCGTGTCGCGTCCGAAGTCGTTCCTGTGGCCACGGCAGAGCGTGTGCGACCAGCGGAACCCATACGACAACCTGCCGCGCCTACTGAATCCAAACCGTCTGCCGTCGCGGTTCAAGAAGCAAGAACTGTTGAGCGAGTAGAACCATCTGCGCCTAAATTAAAATCTCAGTATGAGCGTGATGCTGAGAGAGAAGGAACCTCAAACCCATACTATGGCGTTATCAAAGGATCTAAGCATGAAAGGTTGATTGCTGAAGCTATTGCAACGGGTAAATTGAGAGTTACCGAACAGAACTCTGATAACCCACAATGGTCTATGGATGGTTATACTGGCCGTTCTGCTCGTGAGGTATTTAAAACTGCTAATAGTAAACGCGAATTTAAGAACCAAAGCACAACAGATGAACGCCGCGCAGAATTTGATCATATTCTCGCAAATCGCCCATCTGAAAAGTCACGTCAATTACTTCTAAATAGCGATAGGGCTAGAGAGTTATCCTCTGACGAATCTGCCGTTAATGCGTATTTAGGCAGGACTACAGAGTCAGATTCTCCGGCTACTGCCGCGAAGCCTGAAACAAAAACCGAACCCGTAGAATCGCGTCCGATTCCTGATGTCGTGAACGAGGTCGCCGCGAAGATGAGGGCGAAGGGCAAGCCTGTTACGGATGAGACAAAAACGCTGATTGCAAAGGCGGTTCAATTAGGTCGTGATCGTATGGTGCGCGGTGCGGAGGAGGTAGACGGTTCCAAGCTACTCGCCTATAATTCGAAGACCGGTATAGCTAAGATCAGATCCGCCTCTCTTCCCCCTGGCAAAGATTTCACAGAGAAACAGGCGTATATCAACTCTCACCCGGCATACTTCAAGGATGCTGGCAACGATACCAAATTCCCGGTTTATGAGGTCAATGTCAAGACAGGACAATCAAACGACCCGGATTCCATCGGGAACCTCAACGGCATCAAAGGCGCACGGAACATTCATGGCGAGATCGTTCGCGGCGACGGCATCAATACGCAGTTGCGACGGGCCGGAGTGCCCGTGGAGACTCGCGTGGTCTCCAAGCAGTTTCGGCGCGCTCAGGAACTCATCGCACGGGAACATGGTGAGAGTCAGCGGCCCGACCTGCCTTCCGATATCCTGTTCCAGTCCGCACCAAAGAACGAACCGCTCAAAGACGGTGAAGACCCATTCGAGTCCATCCCTGCCGCCAAGCCATCGACACCGAAACAACAGCGACCGGCACCCGCGAACAGCATGGAAGGAACGCCATTCCGCAGGCCTTCCAATCCGCAGGCACCTCCTAAGCCTGAGCCATTACCGTACCAGATGGGCTATGAACCACCTCCGGGGCGTGTACGGGCACTACAGCAGCAAGCAGAGACGATAGCGAAGACAGCACACATACCCGATCCTACGGCAAAGCGTGTCGTTGATGCCGTCGTTGAAACCGCTGATTCGATCCGTACCGCGAAGGTGATCGGTGATCTCGGCTATGTCGGTCGTCAGGGTGCCGCGCTCGGTATCTACGGGCTATTCGATGGCACTACCTTCAAGGCCGCACCGGAACTAGTCAAGTCCTTTGGCAAGAATGGCGAGGCGAATAGCGAGGCGTTCTATCAGAGTGTCGCATCGCACCCGGCGATTAAAGAGGCATTGGAGAACGGCCTGCGCCTGGACGGGCTGACAAAGCGGATCTATGAAGCACGAAAGCAGGTTGATGCCAACGCCGCCGATGTGCCGTACATGGAGCGACCGGAAAACTATGCCAGTAAACTCGCAGATAAGGTAGGGCCACTCAAGGCGATTGAGACAGCGAACACAACGTATCTCGATGCCCTGCGGTGGAACTCCTACCTGAAGATGAAAGAGGCGATCGATATCGCACTGCCAGGTGAGAAAGGCGCAGTAGAGCGCGGGCAGACCATGGAGGCTATCGCCCGATACGTGAATATGGCGAGCGGTAAGGGCGACCTCTCCCGCCTTCCCGGTATGAACAAGGAACGAGCCGAGACACTCACGAAGGTACTGCGCGTAATCACGCTGTCACCGACCTATGGCGCATCGCGTCTTCAGATGTTCGGCGACCCGTCCTTTTACGCAAAGCAGACACCGGTAGCCCGTAAACTGATCGCACAGCGCAATCTCGCCTATGCCGGTGCTGTGCTATCGACAATGGCCCTCGCTCAACTCATGGGCGGGAAGTATGAGAACGGAAAGATGCGCTTTGGTGATGTGGTGGTCGATATGTCGGCGGGTCTCGTGCGGCAGGCAAAGACCATCTACGATATCACTCGGTACATCGTGACCGGCAACCCGGATAAGGCGATGTCTACCACGCTTCAGTATATGCGGAACGGTGCGAACCCGGTCGCTGGGTATATCTCTGATATCTTCATGCCTCAATACGCGCCTGACCGGTACGATAACCCGATTGCTAAGAAACTTGCCGAACCACACAGTGCCGCCAAGGTGTCTTTTAGCGATAAGGCCAAGCTAACAGCAGAGCGCACGCTGCAACTGGCCGCGCCAATGGTCGTGATGGACCTCGCCGATATCATCCGAAAAGACGCGGAGAAGCACACGGATATCAGAGATCCGAAGACGCTTGCTAAGAACGCGGCACAGACGGGTATGTCGGTCTTTGGATTATCAGCACAGCAATACGACAAGTACCAACCGAAAGGCAAGATAGATCCCGCTCTAATGCAGATGCTCGGAATGCCAAAAAGCGACAAAAGCGGGATGCCAAGCGTTAAGACGATGACGGGGATGAAGTAATCGGCACGTCCCAGCGGTGAACGTCCTTCATGGCAAAGGTGCGCTCTGCTTGCTTCTCGACATCGAAAGCGCGAAGGAGCCATTGCGGATCAGGATGCCATTCGTTCGACCCGAAGAAGAGTTCACGCGTCACGATTAAACGGTCGCTTGTCTCGCCGCGATAGTTGGTGTAGTTGATCCAGATGGGCTTATCGTTCATAGTGAGCGTAAGGGACTCGAACCCTTCGACATCCGATCCGGCTCACCTCGAAAGGCAAGCGGGTACTTGCCTCTATCCTATCACCAAAAGCGCAACGATAGCAACCTACACGATCACAAAGGAAATCACCATCGCCATCATCACCGCGCCATTCAGCAGGCAGCGGTCGCCCGTTTCGATCACGAGTAAATGAACCCACAAACCTTCTTATTCATCATAAAATGCTTATTCGAAGCTACTACAGTTCAGTCTGTCATGCTGATGGACGTTCCGTTTACGCTTCTATTTTTCGTTGACATCTTTACCGGTTTCATAAAGGCATTCCGGAACCGTCGATTTATCAGTTACCTGGGGTGGTGGGGCGCGATCCGAAAAGCAGGAGCATTAATAACACTGAATGTGATGCAGATTTGCCATGCACCACTATTTAGCACAATCGGTTTCTGCTTTGTCTTTGCCTGTATCGAATGCCTGAGCATACTTGAGAACCTGCGCGATGCGTCTTTTTCCTGCTCGCCTCTGATCGCCCGGTATATCCCTCCCGGCACCAGTGAGCGCATGCTGAGAGACTTCATTCATAGCCTCTTCAATGGCGCGGAGGAACCATTCGTCCGCTTCGCCGATCGGTTGCAGGAGCGGTACAACGCCACGACCACCACCGACACCACGGCAACGGTGACGACTCAGACCGCAGCGGGACCGGTCGAAGCCACCGCGCAGGTTCACACGGTCACGCAGCCCGCGCAGGACTCCACAGCGAGCGCACAGGCCGTGCAGCAGGTCAGCAGCAGATGACAGATAAGGTAGTGCCATGTCAGAACAGGCAACGACGAGCGGTTGGGTAACTGCATTCATTGCAACGGCTAGTGCGGCAATCGCCTCGGCGGGAACACTCGTCGCCGCTCGCTGGGCGCAAATCAACGAAGCAAGAAAAACGGATCTATCAGCGGCACAGGCTAAAGACAAGTCAAAACAAGAATGGTCCGATATCGCCCGTGAACTATTCGACAAGAACGAACAGACGCTTGATAAGGCTATTGCTGCTGAATCAAAAGCCGCCATAGCCGAGGCTAATGTCGTTCGGCTTGAAAGCAAGGTCGATACGCTCACTTCGGAACTGCAACGGTATCGCGCCTTTGCCGAGGGACATATAGCCGATCTTGAGGCGACGGTTGACAAGAAGGACGCCTATATCGCGGGCCAGGACAAAGAGATTGATCGACTACACCGCGCACTTGAGGCGACGCGGGCCGGTGCTGCTGATGAACGGGCAGGATGGGCAGCAGAGCGGGCAACGTTCCAGATGGCAATTCAGCAACTGACCACCGATCGATTGATGGACAAAGAGCGATACGAGAAAGGCACATCACCGTGACACGATTCGACTACCAACTGCGCGGCTGGCTGTACTTCCTGATCGCTGTTTTGGGAGCGGGTACGCAATACCTGCACGGATACTATCAGGAAGGCGCTACGGTCCTCTTAGCGGGCCTTGTGGCGGTTCGAGCATTCATCGACAAGTCACCGACTGAGCGGGACGCAACCAAAGCACAGGAACAATCGGCGGCGGTTGGTGCGATCGATTCCGCGCCGCCGATCTCGACAGGAACGGATGGAGCAGGGACGGGCGGTTAGATCATTTCCCATACATAGCCCATGCGGGCTTTATGGCGATAAATGCTTCCCATTCGTTGTTAACACGCCGCCATTGCTCATTGTATATGCGCCAACCTCTTCCATTGCTCCCGTCGTGATCCGGTTCTTTGCCGTAGTCTTGACCGCCAAGCCATAGCCATACAAGATCAGATGAGCCTGCCGCGTCCAACGGCACCGGTAGAAGGTTTATGCCGTCTGCCTTTGTCCAGTACAGCATGATGCCCTTATCAGCAACTTCTTTCCAACCAATCGCTTTAATGCGACCCTGAAAGGCAATTTGCATTGCGAGGTCGAACCCTTCTCGCCCATCGCTTGTTATGTCAATCTTAAAGTTATCCATTATCTCAATCCCTCCTAAAGGATAGTAAAGATGTCAACCCTCTACAAACTCGCCGCAGGTCTCGGTGGTGGAATCATCGCGACTATCGGAATCGCGGGCATCGCACAACACGCCGCCACGGTTGAAACGCCGGTCGCTGTCCATGTCATCGCTTTGTCCTCTCCTGCGCCTTCTGTGCCTGTTCTAGCCTCCGATGGCGCACCGATCCGCCCTGACCCGATTCTAACGCCTGGTGCGCTCATGATGGTCAATGGTGCTCCTGTGCCTGTCTCAGAACTCGTCAAGAAGGGCTACGCCAACGGTTCGGCATCCGATGGTGAGACGGGCGTTCGAGACGTTCCCGAGTCCACCAAAAACGCGGTCTACGCCGAGTATCACGTCAAGCCCGACCCGCACATTCGCCGAGAGGTCGATCACCGGCTGCCTCTTTGTCTCGGCGGCGATAATTCGCGGTTGAACCTTTGGATTGAGACCGGCACCAGCACATGGAATTTCCGGGTCAAAGATCGGCTGGAGGCAAAAATTTACCGTGACCTTCAGGCGGGCAAGATCACGCTACCAAAGGCGCAGGCAATCTTCCTGAGCAACGATCCTGCCTCCGATTGGATCGCCTCGTATAAAGCCCGATTCCCGAACGATCCTATCTCTAAGCAGCCGACGCCGTGACAATAACGCCGTCAAAACTCACCGTCATCAAGGGCATAAGGTGACACCGCCTTATGTTACTCCTTGCTTATCGCAGACAAACGCCTCCTGCGCCTCTGTCTCTCTTCATCGGTTAGGGAGTAAGGGCCACGACGTTTTTTAACTTTTGATAGTGCTATTATCTGTATCCGTTGCAACGCTATGACCTTTAGCATTTCCAACTCTTCAGGGCTATTAAGGTCGTAAACTTTTCCGTTAATCTCGGCACGTATCTCTATCAACATCTCATCCCCTCCTGATCGTCTGTCCCTGTCGGCGTTGTGCTGGGCGGGATCTCTCCCTGTCTCGTGCGGCAAATATCGGACCCGAACCGCTGGTTTATCCTACTAGCACACTCAGCGCAGTACCACCGGTTATTGCCTTCGTCCTCGTATCTTCCGTTATGGTAATACGATGCTGGCGTCGTGTCGCAAGCAGTTGAGTTGCAGTATCCGTTCGGCCCCCACGTGCCTTTGTACGGTCGCTCTTTCAACTCCTGGTCGGTCACTTGCTCGCCTCCTTCGCCTTCTCGACTGCCTTCTGTGCCGCCGCCATCGCTTCGCCAAAGTCAGGCCATCGGCAACGCTTATAGAATGAGTCGGTGCGGTCTGACGGCATCGGCGCGGTCTCCCATCCACCAGCATGTGTAAGGTAATCGTTCTGCCACGCACCGCACTTCACGGCCCACGCCCGATACGACGGATCTTTCGCGGAATAGCACTGCTCGACATAGATACCGTAATAGATTTCGTGCGGCACGTCCCACGATGAAACGCTCGTATCCGGCCGTTGCACCCACACCTGTTTCAGATCCGAAAGCGGCAGATACACGCCCTCTTGCCTACCGTTGATATCTTGCAGTGTGCCGGTAATGACTCGCGGCTGACCTATATTGGTTGTGGCTTCCGTATATTCCATCACTCACCGCCTTTCGGGTACTTCTCCATCAGGTTCCTGATATAAGCAACGTCATTGCGTATTTGGAGCGGGTGTTCCCAATCGACCGCGACCGCCTCCGCGACCTCCCGCCATTCCGCCAACTGTGCGAGCGCGTCTCTCGTCACCTTCAGGCAACTGAACTTATCCATCAGTAACTCATGCAAAAAGAGATCCGCACCGGTCAGCGTTTCCAACGCTTCACAAGCCGCTTCGTAAGTGCCGTATTTCTCTTTGAACGAATTGGCGATAGTTTGCAGATTCCGGTTTACTTCCTCAATTGAGAGTTCGGACGCGCCAACTTTCAAGACGAAGTTCTCTGCGGTCGCTTCGATTGATGCCAACTGCTCTCTTAGCCTAACGTTCTCCTCGGCGGCGTCCAGCAGAGCGGATAGCAAAGTGTCGCGGTCCTTGGAAGCCTTCCAACCTGCGCCCGTGCCTATGAGCAGTTTAATCGTCGTCCTAGCCCATGCCAACCGTTCCGCCGTCAATCCCGGTGTCTCGCTCATTTTTGCGCTCCTTCCGTGCCTGAGAGTGCCGCCCTAATCTTCTTCGCTACCTCTTCTTGGTACACGGGTGGTATGGTGCCACGCGGACAACTGCCTTCGAGCGCGTCAGCGGCCTCTACTAGAAGTGCCGTCAACTCCTTCACACGCTGCTCTGACTGCTCTAAAGGCGTGAGAGGAGCAGGAGTAAGCAGACCCTTCGCCCGTGCGTGTGCCATTGCATCAGCAGCCCATTTGAACTCAGGCATATCGTTGGCTACATCGCCACCGTATACGGTTAGTCCGTCACAATCACAGGCTCTGTAATCACGAGACCCGTTACCATATACAGAAAGCACACATGCGTGACTGCGCTGCACCAGGTAAACGTCTTCTATCTGCTTGCCTTCGGGACGACGATAAAGGAATACGCACTTACCGTTTCCATACTTCTCCCACCGCTTCCAAAACGGCTCCTCGCTTCGAATCGCCTCGCTTTGTGCCTCGTTTTGTGTGGTCATCGCCAATCTCCTTTTACGATGTCGTCTACTGTCAGTGCCTCCGCTGCCTCTCTGCAATAGACACCGACATACACGCGGCCCGCTTCAGTGTTTTCGATAGATACCTGCCGCTGCTGATATAGGCAGTCACGGAAGACCACAAACAGCGGGAAGTCAGCGTCACAAGCACCGTGCAGCGTCACCTTCAGACCGGTGAACGTCGGTCGCTCACCGGCTGTATGCTCTGCCGCCCATCGCCTGAACTCGTCAGCACCGAATAGACGCGCTTTCAATTCAACTCTATCTTTCGGTTCACTCACGACAACCTCCCTCCTCCTCTGCCTCTCCCGGCGATCATAGCCGCCAGGAAGCACAGTACAGCGAGCAACAGGGCGGATGGCGGCTGAAAGTCTGCGCTCATTCGGTGGTTCCCTTCAGTTCCAGCAAAGGAACGCCGACCGCCTTCAACGATGCTTCGAGCGCCACGATAGCCGTTGCCAGTTCCAGTATCACAGTGTCGCGATTGTCAGTCTTGCCTGTACCACCACACGAGCGGCACTCAACCCATCGTGACGTATCATTTTCACAGAGGATATCGTCATACGGGTGATAACCGCCTTTCCCGTCGCAATCCTCACACATGACGTAGAGCGCGGAAAACCCGGCCTTCTCCAAGTCGATTAACATCTTAGCCATTCTCTTCCTCACTCCCTCATTCTTTCTGTGCCACCCGTTCCAGGCATCGGCACAACCGCAAATACATTGCAACATCACCCGTCATCACTTTTCGAATGTCCGGGCGCGTGTCTGCCTGCTCCACCCTCTCCCGCATGGCGAAAGCACCCTGCTCCGCGTCCCTGAGCAACAAGCCGACGAGTTCAACCGAGCCGGTGACAGAGACCGTGCCATCGTCGTTCAGGCGAAGGGATAGCCAGGGCTTGCGCATAGGCTAGGGTGCGGCCTCGTCTTCGGGCGGGTACTCGTAAAAACCAATAATCTCGCCAACGCTGCTTATGAAATCAAGAGCAGTAAGCGCGATGTGATCCATTTGGTAAACACCTTCTTCACAGACCTGCTTGCCTTTAATGTATGATTCACAACACTCCCATAGGCGATCCTTCTTATCGTCAATTGCCTGTGCGCCTTCCTGTAGACGGCTTGCCTTCAGTCCATCAATCACTGCTTGCGCATCGCCCATCACCTCATCTTTCAGTTTCTTCGGCAGCAGGTCAAGTGCGTTGATGATCGGCGGTGAGCCATTCCTCATAAAACGCTGATTGACTAAAATCGTCGCTATAGCCTCTTGCTCTGTCAATACAGATGGCATTTATCCCACCTAACCTTTCTCACGGATTGCAGTAAAAATGGCATCGTCCGTTCGGCAATAACGCGCTCACACACTCGTACCTGAGCAGATACCCCTTCTCCGGGTGCCAATACAGATTACTCAGGAGACTGTCTCCGCACTCAGGACAGCGACCAACGATACACTCTTCGGGTATCGCCTCGTCCTCGCGCTCAGGCACGATACCGTGCGCCAACTGAAAGCCCGGTCTATCGATGAGCCGTCGCGGTTCAGTTTTTGTTTCCGCCATCATCAACTCCCTCCCTTCCAACCGGACGAACGACCCGGCGTTTTGAATGCGTTAATCCTCGTCGTCCTCGTCTTCTTCATCGTCATCAGTGCGCCATGGTTTCTGTAACGTCGCCTCATAGGTCTTCTGACACTTCTCGCAATTCACATTCACCCAACCTCTAGGGGACTCTGTGTTCTCACCGTATACACTTAACCCGCTCTCTATCAAGAAATTGCGGAGTGCAATGATGTGTTCGCAAGGCGGATCGTTACCCCAATAGCCCCAATCACCAAGAGGCTTGCCCTCGACATCGTGATCCTCTGCTGACGGTTCCTCGCCGTCATGCGCCCACATATAGCGGTCTTTGTACGGATAGGTTTTCAGCGTCTCCAACGCCGTGCGTACTAACCCCAACTGCTCAGGCGTCCATTGGCTTACGAACCGTTCCTCGTCGCAGTTCTTAATGCACGAGTTGATAAACCAATCGCCGACATTCCCATCCTCGAAGACGACATGACCGGGACCAAAAGAGAACAGGTGATGGTTCTCGCCGAGGTACTCCGCTCCGATTGACTCCATGTATTCTTTTATGCTCATCACTAAACTCCTTTCAACTTTTCTTGCAACGGCTTAGATTTATGATAGCATGGGTTTATGAGGAAAGCAAGAAGCGCGACTAAAAAAGCAACTACTCGGATGCTTGAAAAGAAGAAGTCTGCTATCATGGACACGATGATAGTAATTGATGGGTTCGAGTATATTCCGGTGCAGGAAGTTGCCCTCCGCAAGGGTGTGACAGAGGGCACAGTCAAGTCAGCAGTGTCTCGCGGATCGCTCCCCTCTATCCGTGACGAGATGTTGAAACGACGGTTAATAAGGATCGTGGACGCCGACGCATGGGTTCTAGGAACACAGGGGGGGAAGCGGGCCGGATCGGGCAGGAAAAAGAAAGACCCCGCCGCAAACGATGGCGCAACCGAGGAGGAGCAGAAGCATGAAGATAAGTGAGATGACCGACGACGAACTGTGCTCCCGTATTGAGAGCCTAAACCGCGACAAGATTGCCACCGTTGAGGCGATGGACAGACTTACGGAAGATCTACGGGCAGAGTTAACGATGCTAGGACAAGAGCAGGGCGAATGCTATGCCGAACTGAACAAACGCGGCAAACTGATTCCGACCGCCCCGCCCGCATCGAATGAGGAACCGAACGCATGACCACTACATCGAATAAAGCAACCGCCGAAAAGACGTTCGACGCCTTCAGGAAATGGACGCACATATTCTGGGAATCGGATGGACCGTCGCCGAACCGCTTTCTCACCGACGAAGCGATGGCTCAGGTAGAGCGTCTTCACGCTGAGGAGGGAGTTGTTCGCGGAGTTGTAATTCCCGGCGTGCCTTTACCTAATGGCGCTATGAACTGTCGCGCCTTCCCGAACTATGACGGTTGGTGGCAAATCGCTATCAGCTATAGCCCGCGCATCTACGCCGTGATGTCCTGCGACGAAACGAAGGTTGAAAGCGACCTGGAGGACATCGAACCGTTCCGCGCTCTGATTACTCAGGTGACCAAGGCGGCCCGACCGCTGATCTGGAGGGACACGCTATGACCACCCGCCCTCTCCCTCCATTCCCGCCCCTTGCCCTGCTGTCCCTGATCGCCATCCCGTTCGTGGCGGCGCTGTTTGGGACCGCTCCAACCCTTCGCCAGGTGATTGTGTGCACGGTCGGCATGGCGGGATTTAAGTGCGCGGTTTTGTTTGCGGTTGGTTGCCTCGTCGCTCACATTGCGGCATGGCGGAAAGGATTGGTGATGGAGTGAGCGAGACTGAACAGAGCGTTGATGCGTCTACAGAAGAGGCAGAATCACTTAGCTACAGAGAAATGCTAGCACGTTCTCAAGCAGAGCGTAAGCGTTGGCTTGAATCCCTGAAGATTGGTGATCAAGTAGCACGCCATTTCGGATCTTATGAGATACAGCAAGTCACTGGCATAACTGCAACTCGTATCCGTATCGGAACAGACGAGTTCAATAAGAGTGATGGGCAACTACGCGGAGCCGATTCGTGGACACGTGGCACTATGCTATATCAAGTGACTAAAGATATCGTTGATGAAATCGATAAATACAAATTAGTTGCGCGTCTGCGTGGAATCAATTGGAATAAAATCGATATAGATGCTCTGCGAGAAATCGCTATACTACTTGATAAGAAGAAACAATAGCCATGACTAGGCGCAAAAACAATCCATACTACGACCTGAAAATCTATCACCGTGCTCATCTTGTCAACCAATTTGGTGATGTGTCGCCGCTCTGCGCTAAGACACCGCATAAGATTGATTTGACAAAAGGTCAATCGTGGACGAGTATTGACAGTGCAGTAACGTGCCCTAAATGCTTGAAATCCATGGCATTTCAGAAAGCGACCGAATCAACCGACACTCTGCGCCAAATCGCCGCCCTCCTCGCACCCGATGACAAGGAGCCATCCAAATGACAACTGAACAAACACCCGCCCAACTGGAACTGTCGGAGTTCATCGCGCGGCTGATGGGATGGCGACTAACAACCGAATTTGGCATAACGTTTTACGTCCGCAACGAAGGCGAGGGCTACGCCTTCCGAGACGAGGAGGATAAGCCGCTGCTACCACCTTACGCCGTGTCCTGGGCGCTCATAGAGGAACTTGTCGCGTGGCTGAACGAGCGCGGGTTTAAGGTCGCCCTGACAATTCAGACCAGTTCCTGTCTTATAGAGGTTACATGGAAGACAACGGGCAGAGACGGAAGCCTCGCCTTATCCGATACGTCCGCGCCTATGGCTATGTGTCGTATGATCCGTAGCCTCGTTGATATGTATGCTGAGTTGGCCGCGCCGGTCGTGTCGAAGGAGGAAGGGACGCAATCCAATGGCTAAGTCGCGTGTCGCGTTCTCATTCAATGACAAACTGTTCGCGGCGGCGATTCGGGCCAAGCGCGACGACAAAGGTTTGCGCTGGGCGTCTGAGCAAATCGAAGCCTGTACGAACGGATTCGTGTCAACGGCAACCCTGTCGCGCATCGATTCAGGACTGCCGCCTGACCTCACAACAATTCTGACAATCTGTGAATGGTTGGAGCAGTCACCCGCCGATTTCATTGATGGGATTGCCGAGGATTACGAGACGCCGCCGCTTCAGCGCATCGCGCAGGTTATCTATTCACTGCCTGACTTCCCAGAGAAGAAGGCCGATGCGTTTATGCGGCTGGTTGAAAGCGTCTTTGAATTAAACGACATCGAAAACCGCTCGCAACAATAGCAATAAATCCGGCGATTTGGGCGGGAAACGGGCTGAATCCATGCCTGAAATTGACATTTGCGGGCGAAACGGGCGGAAAATGCCGCCAAAAATCGCGTTTCGCCAATTGCTTGCAACGTATGCTAACGCCCGTGTTTGTTGTGTACTACAACTTACATTATCAAGCTCAAACGCTAGTTTGATTATTAATTGAAAGGTTGCCTGTAAAATGGCTAAAGGCTTACCAAAAACAGCGAACGTGACCCGCTTCAAAAAAGAGACCGATGAGGAGTATTGGATTCGCCGCATGGTCACACTGGCGCGGCATCACCTGAACTACGGAACCGGCGAACTGTACCCAGCGGCTAAACTTGCCCGCTACGGCTTCCCTGAAGGCGTGGTGACGCTGTGGGGCGAGCATCGCGGTTCTACTGCGTCATGGGATTTTGTCAGCAACGAAGGCGAGTCCTGGGGAGGCGGATTTGGGAATACGGTTGGACTAGCTAGACGATGCTGTGACCTTGAGGTGAAGGAGCGCGGCGAAACTTGCCATGAGTTCCCGTCAATCCGTGACAATCCCAGGTACGAAGCGTGGCTGAAGATCCGGCCTGCGCCGCGTGACTTTCAAGAACGCGATGAGATCGAAGTTACCGCCGCCTGACCAACGCGCTCGCCTGGTGCGGGCAGAAACGAGATGTGAGAAATGATTGAAGAACTGAAATACAAAGGGCAACCAGTACCGCGAGGGTGGCGCGTAATCGGAGAAACGCCCGATGGTGTTTGCTTTATCGAGCCTATCGCAAGCGGCAAAGAAATTGATGCTGACGCTATCGCAAAGTTGGAGCGGATCGCAGGTCGTTATAAACCGGGTGCATGGCGCGATTCGCCACGGCCTACCGGTCGGCGTACATTCCCATTCATCAACACGGGAATCTAATCCCGCTTGACTCCCGCCAACCAATCCGCTACAATCAACCAACCAAAAATCAGAAAGCCCGCAGGTATTTACCAGATACCTGCGGGCCTGTCACCGAGAAAGAGTAGTTTTCCCGATGAGTAATTCCGCCCTATTGTACGGGTCACAGACACCCGTTGTCAAGGCGAACGCATATTCGCCTAATGCTTTTGTGATGGTTCCGGTATCGATCCTTCACAATTCCTCGCTATCTGACGCATCGTTTCGCCTTCTGTGCCATCTGCTGACCTACACGCGGCCCGCGCAGCAGATCGCCTATCCTGCACAGGAAACGATTGCTGAGGCGCTTTCCTGCTCGACAGATAAGGTAGGCAAGGCACTGCGACCGCTCAAGAAATCAGGACTCGTGAAAGCACGACAGCGCAAACTATCAGACGGCACCAGTACCAGCAACGAATACGACCTCTCACCGGTCTATTCATTGCTACCTGATCGTGAGAACAGTACCGCCGATCGTCAGTCCCGAACGCCTAAAAAGCCATGCCCGACCGTACCGCCGATTGACGGATCAAAGGATCTGAAGGGTGTTTATGTAAAAGAAGAACATAACATAGCCTCACCGGATGCGCCTACAGATCCGGTATCCTCTCCTCCTGTGTGTGTTGATGAGATATATACAGCCGAGGAGAAAGCCGCTATCACTGCGATGGAGTCTGCGGGATTCACTAAAGGTCAAGCCGGTAAGGTGGTTAAACAGTACGGTGTCCGTCAATGCCTTCGTCATATCCCGATGATCCCTCCATCATTGGAGAAACACAAGCGCGGTGGATGGCTGAGACGAGCCATTGTGAACGATTACCAGTACGCCGACGCCCGTACAAAATACCCGTCAGATCGCCCTACGTTGCCCCCTGAGCGGTCGAAGCGCGTTACGGTGCCTATTCCTGCGCTTGAGACTACGAGCGGCCCGAAAGGTCGTGACGCCTTTCGCGCCGCGCTCCAAAAGACGAGGTTGTACGCGAATGCCTGAGCAGGACACGAACACGAATGAGGTTACTGTGACTGACAGCGACTCGACGCCAACCGCTGACGACTCGCCGCAACTCACCGCCGAGGAGATCGCGGCCCGGTTCGGTGCGAAGGTGCGAACGGTCACGGGTTGGCTGGAGCGTCACGGATTCGCCGAACGTGCCGAGGAAGGAAGAAGAGACGGGCGACCGGTCAAACTGTACCGTGAGTCTATCCTGCCGCAACTCGCCGCGACTGTCGGCAAACCGCTCCTGTCTCGCAGTGAGTCGCCGCAAGTTGGTACAGGACTACAGGACGAACTTATACAAGAGGTCATCCGTGCCAAAGACGAGACCATACAAACACAAAGTAGTGAGATCCAATCCCTACGTGAGCAACTAAAGACTGCCGCGCAGGAGAAGGCGCAACTGCTCGAAGTATTGAAGCACGAGCAGGAGTTATCGCTATACCGAATGATTCCAGGTTCCGCAGGTCGCAGTGTTGAGATAATTGCAGCGACTCACAGCGAGACTGCAACCGATGGCGGCGACTCGCAGAATCAAGCGCAGGACGCCCCAGGATCAACGCACAGCCCTTCCATCCCCCCGACGCCCCCGCCATCGCCTGAAAATGCACCAGACGGGCAAAAACCGGGCTTCTTCGAAACAATCGCCGGTTGGTTCGGTTGGCGCTGACCGCTTTCGCCGCTCCTTTCGCTGACTTTACGTTTGTTTGAAAATTCTTGGGTTATTTTTGGCGGTTGGGCTTGACGCACTTAAGTATATATGTTACTATGTACATGTAAGAACGAACTTAAGGGAATCAAGAAAATGGTAAAAGTAACTGACTACGGACATTGGATGCAGGTGACTCATGTTAGTTGTGGAGGTCGCTATCATCGCTTTACAGCACACAATACGACGGGTGATTGGCGCGTGTATCATGAGTCGTTTGATAAGTTCTGCGAAAACCATGAATCGCATGCAGTAGCCCATTATGCCTTAGACAAGGCTGATGCTGAAGAGTATATGCAAGACCCGCTGAAGTATCAGGGCTATCACAAATGAACGAAACAGATCGCTGCTCGGTGGTGACATCAAGCAGATTCGCTTATAGGTTAGCAGGGAAACATGGCGGTAATGTGTGGCGTAGTACGCGCAGAGATGCAGACGAACCACATATTACCGTATGGTTCTGTGTAACACGGATTGATGAGCAGCCATCCGATGAAGTCGAACCAGGAGGATGGAAGCTTTTGGAAAAGGTAGAAAAGAAGGGCTGATGCCAAGAAAAAACTACAAGCCAACCGGGAACCCAGCGCATCGCCCGCTAATCATTCCCGGTGAACCGATGAAATCGGTGTTGGTGAACCTGACCGAGAAGCAGAACGATCACTGCAAAAAACAACCGGGCGGCGTGAGTGCTTACCTTCGCCGCCTGATCGATGCGGACAGGAAGAAAGGAAACCAGGATGCGACGAACGCGACAGCAGATAAACCATGAGAGAATAGAAGCATCTATGCAGCGATCTGCCGATTGCGTATCTCGGATCATCGGGCGAATGGATGCTGATACGTTAGTCAAGGAGGTGACGGACTCACTGAAACTTGGCAAGCGTGGTGCATATTGGCCTTCGGAACGCTCATGCCTGAATTGCTCGCTGGAGCGTGTGACAGTTGTCGGTGTCTCGGTTGATGATGCGTCCGATGATATGGAAAGTCTACGCTCTCGGTATATTCGATATCAGCAGCGGATCGCCCGTGACAAGGCTAAGAAGGTAACTCAGGAGGCGATAAACAAAGAGACAGAGGCGAAAAAAGCCGCAGACTTGAAAAAGATGCGTGAACAGATTGAACGTAACAAAGCAATCAATGCTTTCTTTCCTACATTTATGGAGAATATGAAGGAGTTCGACAATGACCCGGAAGTGATTCGGATTCACACAGAACGCGAAGCAAAATGGCAAGCAAAATTAGCCGCTGCCAGAGCAGAAAGAGGAAATTAAAGACATGACAATTAGAGAGTTTTTGGATATGAAACCAGAGCCTGATATTAAGGTAATGAAGGTAGGGCGCGGCTTTGTTGCCCTGTTGGAATCATTGGCGACGCCGGGTGAGAAGTACAACGGGTCGAATCATCTACTTTTTGATGCTTTCCTGCTGCCAAAGACGGCTATTGTCGAATTGAAGGACGGCAAGCGGATTAAGATTGAGGACCGCGAATAACCTTCCGTGCCAGGACAACCGCCCCTGTGACCATCGCGGCCCCGATGCCCAGCCCCACCAAAAGAATCGTGAGCATGACCGAATCACCAAACTTGACGGCGACAACCGGCGCAGCGATGACCTGCCCAGCGAAGCGAAGATAACCCGGTGTGGTCCGCTCGATGCCGTCCATCGTCATGACGAACTTGACCGCGAGGTTGGAGAAGACGGTTAGAATCGTGACAACCCACAGGATGACCGCGCCACCCATCAGGCAGGTGTATGCGAGACTTGCCCCTGCTTCTCGCGCTGTGACCTCTCGCTGCCTCTGTGCGCCTCCTGGTGCCCTCTGTGGCCCTCCTGAGTCGCCGCCGTTATCTCCGCTGTCTGTTGCCAAGGTGCCGATCTCCTCTTCGTGGAGGTTCCCGATGATCCGTCTGATGCGCGGTGTTCGCCTCGGCAGGGCAGTCGTGTTGCTCATGCCTGAGTTGTACCCGCGTGTCTACCTATCTGTGTAGGTTGGTGTATATATTTGCGCCTATGTTGCCTTGTCCTGCTGAATGGCTTCCAATGCCGCCGCGATCTGCTCGTCTGTAAACTCTTCTGCTGCCGCTTCGATGAGTCGTCGGATTGCCGCGCTCTTGCTGACCTCCGCGCCCAGCCGCTCGGCATAAAGCCGCATCACCGCTACGTGCCACTGCGTCAAGGTAAAACTAACGCTGAATCCTCGGTCGTTAAGATGGCTCCCTGACCATCGTTTCGGGTCTCGTTTCGGGTCTCGCTTCTCGGTCACGCCGGTTGTAGTCGGCAGACTCTATGCTCAAAAGTTATTAGTACAATAGCTAATATTTTGAAGCAGATTCATTAGCTGTGACACTAATTGAATTGCTGTCAACGGCACTCAATAAAAACGAATATAATCGGGCGCACATTCGTATGCCCTATACCAATTTCACTGAAATAAAACCGTTATTGCACAAAAACAGGCGTTAAACGGCTAATGTATTGTAATAAGAGCGAAAAAACACGCAATTTTTTATGTGCCTACTGACGAATAAACGTGATTTTTGGGCGTATGATGTACTGTCGCAAAGAGGCAAGCCGCGACACTTGCTCAGTGCTATAAGGCAAACGCCTGTTTGTGTTCTCAATGCAAAAATGATATAATGCGATTCATCCCAAGTTGCTTTATTTCACTAACGATCGGTTAACAAAGAGGTTCAGGTCATGGTCAGTAATAGATCGGAGGAGTTGATACCGTCCCCTGTTTTGGTCCCCATCACAGCCATACGTATGCTAGAGGTAAGTGACCCAAAACAGGAACCAGTATGCGTTCGCCTCCACTCCGATATGTCCACACTCATAGTTTGTGTGCGGTCTATATCTCGTGTTAGCGATTTACTTTCGCTCTCCGATCTGCTCTTGCAGTTCGGATTCCAAGTTCAAACGCTTCATCAGATCGTCAGTAAGCAAAATCTTACGACCGCTTGCTGAATTTAGATAAGCGATCTCCCCGGAAACAAGAATGGTTGCGTGGTCTGGCGCTACTCGGTCGGAAAATTTCGGGGAGTTTGGATCTCTTCCATGAGCTTTTAGAGCGCCTTCTCTTGTACCGCCGACAGCCAGTGCAAGATTGATGGCTACCTCCCAATCAACCTCTGGTTCCTCTATGGTGCCCGCTGTTCTCTCAATCAGGGACACATATTGCTGGGTAACACCTGCCGCATCAGCAGCTTCCTTTTGACTGACATTGGGGCGTGTTTTCTTGCGTAGACGCTTGAAGTAAAGCCCGAATGTCTCCTGTATTTCCTTTGTCGATGTCATAGGCATTAAACTGAGCGGGCTTAGAACACCCCGAGCATCAGGAATAGTAAAAGGCGAGCGGATTTGCGCTTTATCGCCGTGGTTTACATTATAAAGCATCACTTGTAAGTGTCCTCAGATGCTCAAAAAGTTGCACTTGTATCTGGCTTGTATTTGGTGTAAAGTGTGTGCATGGCTACAGGGACGACAAAGCAGCGTAATACCAGTGGACGACGCCCCAATATTGTGTGGCGTGAGCTTGCAAAAGGCATGCAGGATAAGGGAATTACCCGAGACGATCTTGCCGCAGAATGCAAAATCACAGTCCAAGCGGTTGGGTATTGGGTAACAGGTGTATGTCGCCCCGATCCTTCCTATTGGCCCATCATCATGCGGCTTACCGACTTGTCAGCAAGTGATATGGTCACTCAGATAAACAAGTATTTTCCTTGCCAAAAATAACAAGTAAAACTAGTGACAAATACAAGTGAAGATTGTATAATGGTTGTATCACATCCCGCACAAGCGGACACGGAGACGAACGATGCGAACTTATTCATTGGTGCTGAAGACGACGGAGAACGGCAAGCCGGTTGTGATCGTGATCGAACCAGGCCTTGGTTGCATCGCGGCGGAAAAACTGCTGATGGAAGCGGAGAAGGACACCGCGATCATCGACGGCGTGTATGACATCGTGGCGGACTAAGACCGGAACACCCGGCGAGAAAGAAAAAATCAAATGCTAAAGAAAACTGCTCCAACCCCGGAAGTAATCGAACTTCCTCGACTTGACCTGCGGACGATCAAAGTCCGCATCATTGGCGACTCTCCCCTGATCTGTCACAAGTGGTCGGAGAAGGCCAAGAAAGAGATGCTGGACAAGCAGATGAAGAAGGCGGTTTCCGCCAAGTCTGCTAAGAACCCCGAGCAAGACTATCTCGACTCCCTGTACGAGCATCCAGACGGCGGATACGGTTTCCCTGTCGTGGGATTCAAAGCGGCGGCGGTCGATGCCTGTTCCTATATCGCCAATGTGACCAAGGTCGCGGCCCGTGGTTCCTTCCACATCAACGGCGAGTTAGTGAAGATCGAAGGTGAGCCATCGATGCGTGAGGATATGGTGCGCGTCGGGATGGGGACCGCTGATATTCGCTATCGTGGCGAGTTCAAGAAGTGGGAGGCGACGGTAGAGATTCGCTATAACGCCTCCGTGATCTCGGTTGAGCAACTGGTCAACCTCTTCAATGTAGCCGGGTTTGCGGTTGGAGTCGGCGAGTGGCGACCGCAGAAAGACGGCAGTTACGGAATGTTCCACGTCGCCACCGAGACGGACGGAGCGGCAGGTTCCTGATGGTCTATAAGTTCGCAAAAACAGCGAGAATGCCCGGTGATCCGCAGGCGGTCGGCGAGGCACTGCAAGCGATCCGCGACGAGAAGGGGAGTTTGACTGCTCCCCTGGTCGTTGAGGCGGCGACACCGGAAGACAACCTGCTGCATCGGTATTTCGAGTGGGACGATCAGAAGGCCGCGACGCGCTGGCGGTTGGAGCAGGCAGGTCAAATTATCCGCTCTGTGGTCGTTGCTACAACGCCGAACGGTGAAGACCTCGCGCAACCAGTACGGGCTTTCTGCCATGTGGTTATCGAAGAAGACTCCTCCTACGAGTCGGTGCAGGCAGTGATGATCGATCCCGATCTACGCCTTCAGGTTTTGGATGAGGTGGCAAAAGACCTCGCCACCACTCGCCGCAAACTGGAAAGCCTCAAAGAGTTCTCCGATCTGCTTCAAGGCGTTGACGAGTTGCAACAGCGCGTCATCGAAAAGAAGGTTCATATCTGATCTAGGCAGGCGAGGTGGGGTACGTCGTGGTTTGTCATGGCTTGGTTCGGCAGGCCCGGTGTGTCATGGCGGTGTGCGGCTTGGTGAGGTGCGGTGAGTCTTGGCAGGCACGGCTTTTCTCGGCGCGTCTTGGCACGGTAAGTCGTGGCATGGTGGGGCAGGCGTGGTTAGTCTCGTTATGGCGTTGTTTGGTGGGGTATGGCAGGCGAGGTTGGGTCAGTCACGGTCAGGCAATTCGGGGCATGTTGGGCCTTGGCCGGGCCGGGCATGGCAGGTAAGGCGGGTTGCGGCGGGGCCGTTCGGGGCAAGGTAGTTTTGGCGAGGCAGGCAGGTCGTGTTTAGGTCGGGTCAGCCTGGTTCTGTCAGGGACTGGTGAGGTAGGCAAGGCGTGGTACGTCCGGTCACGGATTGGCGAGGTGTGGCAGGCGGGGCAAGTTCCGGTTAGGTCGGTTCTGGCTTGGTTAGTCTAGTCGAGTCCAGGTGCGGCAAGGCAGGCGAGGCATGTTTTGGCTGTTTCAGGTGTGGCGCGTTGAGGTCGGGCCTGTTGAGGCAGGCTTGGCACGGTTGGCGCGGTCAGGCGAGTTATGGTGGGGCCAGTTTTGGCGTGTTTTGGTCAGGTAAGGCAGGCATGTCTTGGTCAGTCCGCGTTGGGTATGCCGCGGCATGGTATGGCGTGTCCCGGTTTGGTTAGGCAGGCATGGCAAGCCGAGGTGTGTAGAGGATGGCACGGGTGGATTGGCAGGCAAGAAATAGAAAAGCCCGCTCCATGAGAGCGGGCACCGCCAAAAGGCGAAAGAAAAAATCAAAAGCTGAAGGGATTCTATCACAGAAAATGAAAGGCAACAATCGCAATCTAAATAGCGTATACAGGCAGCACCGATGCGCCGGAGCCACCAAGAGCGCGGCGGATTCCTGTAAAGAGGTAGCTATGACAATCGAAGTCAAAGCGTCTCTTTACGCTGACAGATCGCTCTGGACTGACACCGGTCTATCGATTCAGGGATGGCCTACCTTCGAAGTCGTATCTGCGCATAGCGGCAAGAAATACACGCTGTGCCTATCTCCTCGAAAGGGCGAGTATGTCTGCAACTGCCAATCGCCGCGTGACTGTTGGCACCTGTACGCCTTCCGTGAGAATTTCCTGCCGATGATTCGAGCATCGCGCGATGCTGTGTCTTTAGCGGATACGATGCCGCGCTCCGTGGCTCCTGTGCGCCTCGCTGACCGCTCCGTGATGAGCGCCGCCGACTTTGACGGACCTGCCGCGCCGCCTCTCGCCTTCACACCGTGGACGCCGACGACAGAACACACTTACGGGAGGTTAGCAGGATGAGCGAAGCATCTGCAAAAGCGTGGGCGCGTGACACATGGATGGAGCGCGGTGCGGATACGGAAGGCGTCTCAGAGCTACTGCACGAAGATGGCCTGCCGACAGAGCGTGAACTCACGAATGAGTTTGTGAGACTGAATCCCGGCGACAAGATGACCGAGCAGTACCGCGACTCACTGCGACAACGGGCGGTTGATATGATGCCACCCTCCACGGTGATAGGGCGCGACTTCGCCATCGCTCTTATCGACCGCTACGTTGAGGAGCCGAACGGTGACAGCAATTCCGGTGACATCGCAACCGCCCTTGATTGGGTAGGGCGCACCAAAGAGGCTGAGAAGGTACTGAGTGAGTACGCACGATACATCTCCCTGCGTATGGCATCGGGCGAATGTACCGACCTTGAGTACGAACACTATCAGAAAATCTCAGGACTGGGAGGACTCGACTGATGACCGTGCGAGAAGAAACGGACTTGATTGCCGAGAACTACCGCCTCAAATCCCTGTGCCGGGACAAAGAGAATCACCTAAACGGCTATCGTATTGCTGCTGATGAGGACCGGGCGAAGATATCTCGGCTAACACAGACCGTCAAAGAATACCACTCCGCGCTAGAAGGTTGCGTCAAGATTTTCAAGATCCAGCAGGAGACCGGACGATACACCGTTCCGCCGAATCTCTACGGGCCTTTCTTTGATGGCGTCTTCGCGCTTCTCAATAATGCAGAGTCGGAGGTCACGAGATGAGCGACACAACGAAACCGGGCGTCACCGAAGGCGAATGGATACCAAACTACGTTGAGTTCCATTCCGGCGACTCCTACGTGATGAACGAAGCAGGAGAGATCATCGCCGCTGAGATCCACGGTAATACCTGCGATCAGATGAGGGCGAATCTCAACCTGATCTCTGCTTCTCCAAATCAGAACGCCGCTCTACAGCGTGTCGCCGCCGCCCTGATTCACTCCTCACACTCCGAGAAGCACGTCTCTGAGGACGATTGGAACCCCGACGCGCGCATTGAAATCGTGCTGACCATTGCCGATGCCCGCGCCGTTTATGCCGCCCTTACTAAGGCAGAAGGGAAGGTGACGGGATGAACCGCGATATTGCTGGAAACTGCGATTGCCTTAGTCAGATGAATGATGCTATTAGCAAGATGGAACCCGGTGTAGGCGTTGGGTTTGCATGGAATACGAAGACAGGAGCGACCTACGTTTCTATTCCTTTGGTGCGCATCGACGGTACCAATAAGCGGATAAAGCACTCAATGAACGCGAAGTTCTGCCCGTTCTGCGGACGTGAGTACGACAAGGCGGAAAGCGAGGCGACCCAATGAAAACCGTCTCCCTGATCCATTTCGACGCCGAGACCGGCAAAGCGGAGTTTGAACCGGTCGATGTGCCCGTGCTTCCTGCCGGACCAATCCCGATGCCAAACGACGCCTTTTTCGACGCGGGCGATTATGCGGAAATGCCGGGACACCTTGCAAACACTGTGTTGCCGTTCATGGCTGGTGCTGACCTGATGCCGAGTCCTGCCGCCGATCAATTCGCCCTGCCGGTCGATCACACGATGTACCGCGATGAGGAGAAAGACACGGTGTTTGCTGACGTTTGGGAGGGACCAATCCGGTACCGCGAAATCTGCGCTGTGATGATTCCCGGTGTCACGACTGTTGCCGATCTCGAAGCCGCTGAACTTGATGTGTTCGGCCTGTCTATCCGCTCTTGCTCGGTCGATTGGTCAGCGGAGGCGAAGCGTCTTTCAGAGGAACACCCCAGCGTTCGATTTGATGTGTGGTCGTTCGTGTGGGTGGACGACTTCGAGACGAAGGGCGGCGACAAAGCCAACGAGGATTTGGAAGAATCCTACGTCGCGGGTGAGGAAGTCGATTGCGAAGAGGGAGGTGCAGCGTGAGCAAGCCTTATACCTCAGTCGTGACCTTTAGCGGCGGCGGTGGCGTCGAAATGGGTGTCATGGCGACGGGCGGCTCTGTCGTCCTGTCCGTCGAACACGATCCGAAAATCTGCGAGGTCTATGCCGATAACTTCGGAGACAAGCACCTGCGCTGTGCCGACGTGCGGGCAGTCGATTACCGATCGCTTGCCGGTGCTGACCACTTTCACGGTTCCCCGCCCTGCACGGTCTTTTCTGTCGCGAACACGAACGGGAAGGAATCGGAACTTGAAATCACCTGTGCAAACGCGATCTGTCGCGCTATTGCTGAGATCCGCCCAAAACTGTTCACGCTGGAGAATGTCCGCGCCTATGAGCATTCGGAGTCGTTTAAATCCATCCTCGCCATGCTCTACGTTCAGGGCTACATAGTTCAGTACGACGTGTTCAATTTCGCAGATTTCGGTATTCCACAAACACGTGAGCGCCTTATCGTTCGTGCTGTCCGCAGAGATGTGAGCGACACGATTCCGATGTTCCTGCCGACACACTGTGAGCGGTCCAAACTCGCCGGGAAGACGATGGATATGTTCGCCGCTGCGCCACTCTTGCCTTGGTGCGGTTGGTACGACGCGATTGCCGATCTGCTCCCGCGATGTCCTGAGACCAAACTAGCGAAATGGCAGGAAAAGCGACTGAGAGAGAAAGCCATCTTCCCGCAACAAGTTGCGGGAATCCCTTCGTCCTTCGGTGACGCTGCGCCCATGACGCGAGATGGAGAGGCACCCGCGCCAACGATAACGGCGTCCATTGACAAGCATCCGTTTAGAGCGGTCCTGCCTCACCCGAACGCCGATAATCCCTGGTTCCCTGCGCCGAAGGACTTAGACCCGGCGTACACCATGACGGGTTCGCTGAACAATCTACGCGCCCTGATCCGCATCAACGGTGAGGCAGGAGATATCGCGGTCCCGCCCTCCATCCCTTGCCCGACGCTGACCGCTGACGGTGCAGGTAAACTTCGCGCCCTTTTCATTGAAGGTGCATCAACCGGTGAGCGACCGCCAACGACGCTACCCGACGATAAACCGATGGTCACAGTAATGGCAGGCGAGGGAGGCCGTACAGGACGGCACGTCCTGTACGGAACGGAACCCGATCAGCAGGAACTCTTCGCGCAGCGTGACTATCGCGTCGTGAAGTTACAGCCGGAAGGCGATCCCGCCCGTTGCATCGCCCGCTTCCAAACGTTTCCCGACTCCTACCGGTTCAACTGCAAACCCGGCGTTGCTCAAACCATCGTAGGGAACGCGGTTCCCCCGCTCTTTATGGCCGCTCTGATGCGCTCACTCACGGAGGTTCTATGAAACGCCCCAACCATCTACGCCTCGTCACGTTCACCGCTGACACGCCGCAACGTCCCGCCAAGCACGAAAGCCCGTGTGAGCGCTGTTTCCGTGTCGTGCCGCTCGAAACCCTGTTCCCTGCGCCGCTTTTTGTTCAGGACGCCGACGCCGAGCAATGCAAACCCTGCCGCGACCGTGGCGAGGTGTGGAGTCGAACCGGGCATGTTTACCGTGAGCAGATCGATCCCGTTGATTACCTGCTCAGTCAGCACCCAGAGACGACACACTGCTCACCTGTGCCGCTGATTGGTTCTGCGGCTTGCGAGGTGACACGGACAGGCGAGGAAGACGATTCGATTGATTGGTTGTACGCCGCTCAAATCGTCGGCAATGTCGTCGGCGGGTTGGTGCTGCTGTCTGCCCTTTATTACGTGCTGGGAGGGCGATAGATGAAAGATGCCCTCCTCGTCGCCTTCCTCCTCACCTTTGCCCTGTTTCACTTCCGCCGCAAAATTGAAAGGTTCCGATCCCGATGAGTAATGAGTTGTCAACTATCAACAGGGCAGATTCCGCTCCGATCGACTGGAACGCGGTCTACAGTGCCCTGAGCCTGAACCCGAGAGAGCCACGTGTTCAGGCGCTCGTAATGGCGTGTGAAAAGTATGGCCTTGACCCGATCCTGAAACACGCTATCGTCATTCCCGGTCAGCAGGGAGGTCTCTACGTAACCCGTGACGGGCTACTCCATGTCGCGCATCGAAGCGGGATGCTTGACGGCATCGAATCTGAGGAACTGCCAGAGACGCAGACACATTACTGTGCCGTTGCGACGGTCTACCGCAAAGATATGAGCCGTCCGTTCCGTTTCCGTGGTCGCTTTCCCAAGAGCAAAAATCATCAGTTCGGCCCTGAGATGGCGGAAAAGGTCGCCATGGCCCGCGCCCTACGGTTTGCCTTTGATATCGCTCTCTGCTCTGTAGAGGAGCGCTGGGACACACCGGAGGGTATCGCACAGGCTACAGGTGCCGCTCCGAGTCAGCCAGAGCCAGGGCGGACTATCGCACCTGATGAGCGTAGGCAGATCATCGCGGCAATGGAGCGATACGGCAACCTGGCCCGATCCCTTGATTTCGATATGTTAGGCGAGAAGGGCAACCTGAGCCGCAAGAAGATGACCGACCTGCTTATGGAGCAGGTTGGCATCGACGCGAAAGAGGCGAGTGCTGACGATTGGGACATGGCTGCAAAAAGCCTGAAGCGGTATCACGCTGACCTGCTCGCAAAACAGAAGCAGAACGCGCCGCCAACCGATGCTGACGAAGGCGAGATCCTGGACGCGGGAGACGATCCGGAACTGCGCGACCCATTCCCTGATCCCGAAAACGGCACCGCAGAGGATCTATTCGCCGAGCCTAACTTCTCCTCCGACCGCCTTCTTGACGTTCCGCCCGCTGAGGAGGCACACACAAGCCCTTACGATCCCGCGAACGACATGCGAGGCCCAGCGCAGACCAAGACGAGCAGTAGGGCAGGAGGTTCACGGTAATGGCCTCCGCGCCTGTTATCTTCGAACGTGAAGCCTATCTACCGGTCACTGATGAGGCCCGCGCTCGCTCAACGTTCCATGCCGAATTGATCCGCCGATGGCAGATCGAAGGCGACCTATCCGCACGCAATACCGCTGTGGAAGCCGTTCACGACATGGTGATGGCGATTGCCCGAAAGACGGTTGCCAAGTGGGGAACAAGCCCGATGCCGGGTAGCCTCTCCGCGCTCTCTGTGGACGATCTGACGGGCGAGATATGGGCGATGGTCATCAATGGTGCGAACACCTACAACCCGAATAAGGGCGGATCGTGGACGACCTACTGTGCGCATCGCATCCTGGCAGCGGCGCGTCACTACACGATGCGCCATTCCCGCCTGATTAATATCCCATCCTACCTGCACGAGAACCACGGCCCGAAGAAGCAGGTAAAGAAACAGTTCCTTTCTCATGCCGGTGTCGGTGTGTCTGTCTCGCTACATGAACCGGTGCGACCGGAGGAGCGGGACCAGATGGCGATGGCATGGCTTCGCGCCGGTAAGGTCGAATCCCGCTACCGACAGACGGACGATGCGCAGTTCCGCGAACTGCTGTACAAGCGGGCAGAGTTGTCACCGTTGCAGCAGCGAGTCTTCGAAGACTATTACCAGAACCTCGGCGATATGAGCAACGGAGATATCGCGAAATTGTACGGTTTTAGTGCCCAGCGCCTTGGGCAGATCGTCAAAGGCGCTCGCCAGAAACTCTTGCGTGTCTTCCCAGCGATGGCGCAGGAGATAGGAGTAACGTTGCCATGATCCACATGACACTACCATATCCCCCCTCGGCAAACAGATATTGGCGAAATGGAAAGCACGGAACCTACGTCAGCGAGGAAGCCAAGGCATTCAAACAGACCGTTGCTCAGATCGGCATGGTTGAGCGCGTCCCGATGGTCGAAGGCCCGGTATCTCTCACTGTCCATGTGTTCCGACCTCAAAAGTCAGGCGACCTGATGAACCGTGAGAAGGTGCTTTCTGACTCCTTGCAAGGTGTCGTTTACAAGGATGACAAGCAGATTGTAGAAGCGCATTTCTACCTGCACGATGACAGCAAGAACCCAAGGGCAGAGGTGTCTATCGCACTCGTGGAGGCCAAATGACCACCGATAAAATACCAACCCGCGCCGAACGGGACGCAGAACTTGCGGCACTGATCGAACGCGCACAAATCGCCAAGCGTGGTGTCATTGACAGGGCGGGTGCAGTCGGCGGCGGTGCTGATGGCACGACATGGCGAGACGCGGCCCGTGCGGTCCTCTGTGCCATCGATGCGGTCATTCCCAAAGACGCCGACCGGAAGACCGTTGAAGCCGTTTACAGTGCGGTCTACCCGTTTCGTGGTGGCAGAGAAAACCATCCGTACAAAATATGGCTGAGTGAACGGAAAGCCTTTCTGTTGCGACGGTTCGGTAAGTTGCGGACTGAAGGCAAGTCGATAACGAGCGGGCTTTTTCAGGAGGCGAGATGAAGACACCCGAAGAGTTTGTCAGCGAATGGGACGGTGAACCTGCTGACTCTAGCGAGAACGCGTTCGCTGTTGCTGTCATCCGCGATTACCTGCGCGAGTTCCGCGACGAGATGAACCGCATGGCTGAACACGACGAGAAGATCCTCTTTCATCAGGAGAACGGATTCACCGTCGTTGCACCGCTTCCTATTCGTGAACACCGGGCAATGCGAGCGATCTTTGAGCAAATCGGGCTGGAGGAGCCGAACAAATGAGCAAACTTCACTACGACAAGAAGGCCGCTGCTGAGATGTGGCGCAAAGTCGAAGCCGCCGCCGAACGGTGCCCGGAATGGATCAAGAAAAAAATCACCGAGGATGCGAAAAGACAGAGGGAGCAGATGACGCCGATGACGCACACGCTTAAAACATGGCCGGAATATTTCGAAGCGGTTCGGACAGGCGAGAAGCCATTCGAGTTGCGCAAGGCCGATCGTCCCTTCAATGTCGGTAACGTCCTGCACCTCGTGGAATACGATCCGGCGACAGACACCTACAGCGGGCGCGAATGCCATCGAATCATCACCTACCGATTGGATGGTCCCGCGTTCGGTCTGATGGAAGGGTACTGCATTCTCGGCTTGGGATTCATGGGAGGGACGCGCTGACCCTCATTCCGCCTTGTCCGCTTTTTCGTCGGTCGGTGGATCGGGCTGCCATTCGATGAGATCGGTTAGTCGCTTGACCTCAAAGTACGCGCACAGTGACTTTACCGAGGCTAGGGAGAGTGTGTCAAGCGGGCCGCGACTCGCTTTATGGACAGTCACTAGAGAGATTTTCGCGCCTGCCGCTACATCCCGCAGCGAGAGACGACGGCCAACTAGCGCGCTCTTTTTGAGCAGCAGTTTATCAAAATGCGAAATGAACACATCGGGATTGTACATTAGTTTAGCCTACCCATAAATAGTATATCACAAAAATGGTCGATTCGTTATAGCGCACCATAACAGGAATGGTATAATACTGTAACGGAAATCAGACACGCTTTAGACAAAAAGGTTGCAGGTAAAAATATGCCCGCTGTCCCCTATATGCCCCTCTATATCGCTGATTACATGGCTGATGCCGCACACCTGTCCACGCTGGAGCATGGAGCGTATATGCTCCTCATAATGACCTACTGGCAACGCGGCAAAGCACTCCCCAGTGACAACGGACGCTTAGCGAACGTTGTACGGATGTCCAACGAACAGTGGAACGAGATTCGAGCGACGCTTGCAGAATTTTTCATTGACGATGGTCAAACCTGGACCCATAAGCGCATTGAAATCGAATTAGCCAAGTTTCGGGCCAAAAGTGAACAGGCTAAGGCCGCTGGACAAGCATCCGTTGCCGCTAGAACGAACGCCCGTTCAACGCCCGTTCAACGCCCGTTACAACGGACGCCCAACCATACAGATACAGATGCAGAAGTAGATACAGAGAAAGAAGAGAGAGAGGGTGCAGGGAGTTACGAAGCCGATCTTGACGACGCAGATATCGACGCTAACGCGCCGTCTCTCCCCGGAAAGGAGGATATTCCCTCCGAGCCAAAGAGTAAGCGAGGTACACGCATACCTGCCGATTGGCAACCGTCACCGGAAGCATTGGCGAAGATGGAGGCACGGTACCCGGAAATCGATATGCCCGTGGCTATCGAAGCCTTTGTACACCACTGGCTCTCTCAGGCAAGCAACGCTACGAAACTTAACTGGGAATTTACCTGGTTCAATGACCTTCAGAGGAAACTTGAACTGAGATCGTGCCTCAAGCGCAACCAGACCAACACCCCCCCAAGTTCCGCCGCGCCCCCCTCTTCCGTGCCGGTGCCGGACTACCGTGACGAGAGGGCCGTCAAGGACTGGCTGAACAATCAGCGGTTTGACGGGCAGATGTCCCGGCTGGAGCGCATCAAGGCACAGCAACCGCCGATCATCAACGGCAGGCCGCTCCCGATGTTCCAGAACTTCGCGAAGGTGCCGTATCCCGGCTATCCGATGGATCGACTGCGTGAGGAGGGCAAGGAGGTTTGGTACATCACCGGCCCCGGTGGTTTTGAGGATGAGCTAGTCAAGTTCCGCCCCGGTCTCGACCGTCTGCCGTCGTATCTCACCGGGCAAGAGCAGTCCGACGAGGACGACGCGCCGCCGACCGAGGCGAGTATCTACCAGATCCCTGTCACAGTGGGCGCTGATACCTCGCCACGCATTACCGCTACTCGTCTGCCGCGTCTGCCGTCTGGTGCATCAATTACCCGTGATCCGAAGGGGGCGTATCTCCAGTGAGCGCATCCGGTTCCGAGCGGGCCGTCATCGCAGCGATTATCCGCACTGAGGCACCGAACCGTCTGTTTGTCGCCTCGCAGGTAGCGCAGATCGTCACGCCGCAAGACTTCGCCGATCCGTGCTTTGCGGAAGCCTACAAGGTCGTCCATGACCTCGTGGTGGAAGGGCGGGCACCGACCATGACAGCGATGCGTGAGAAGTTAACTGCTGCCCTGTCACGGTTCACGTTCGCGGCTGGCGAGAGCGCCACGTCTGCCGCACAGCGCACTCTGGTTGCGATCTCTGCCGAGCCGGTAGAGTCACGGCAGAACTACACACTCCATGCCGAGGAGATAGCCAATAATGCGGCTCTGTACCGTATCGCTGAGATAGCCGAGCGATACAAGGCCATCTGTCAGCAACAGGCCGAAGGCAACGCAACAACACCGCGCCGCGCCGCCGATATCATCGCCGAGATGCAAGCCGATGCGCTCTCTCTGCGTGTTGGCAACTCGAAAGACACGCGCCCGACCGCCCTGGCCGATATCCTCCCGGCGCACTGGGAGCGAATGCAGGAAGAGTACGCCAATCAGCGAGACGACGCGCTGCAATGGATGGATACCGGTTTTTTCACCATAAACCGCATGACTCGTGGTTTCGGGCCGGGGCACCTGGTTATCCTGGCCGCGCAATCTGGCAAGGGTAAATCTGCCCTTGCGCTCCAGATCGGCAAAAACCTTTCCCTCCTGAACAAGAAACCGGACGGACGCCCAGCGGTCGGTCACATCTTCTCGATCGAAATGATGCAGGAAGAGATCATGGACCGCCTAATGTTCGGTGCCGCAGGTGTCCGTCACGATGAGTTTGCCTCCCGGTCGCTCAGTGCGGAGTCCTGGGGAAATCTGCGCGATGCTTTCGAGACTCTGCGCGGATTGCCGTTGCATTTGCACGACGAGGAGTCCGTCACTGTCGATGATATCGCGTCCTACTGCCGCGCCGAGCGGTTCAAAGACAAGTGCGATTTTGTGATCGTGGATTACACGCAGATCGTGACACCCTCGCGATATCACCGGGCACAATCGCCCGTGGAAGAGATCAACGCGATCGTCGCCGGACTCAAGCGCACCGCTAAAAGCCTGGGTATCCCGGTCATCGCGCTTTCGCAACTGAACGACGATGGACTCGTAAAGCAATCGCGAAAAATCAAGGAAGATGCAAGCGTGTTGATAATTCTGGAGCGGCAACAGGAGGCAAAGGACGTGCCCGATGCAAACGGCAACGGCCTGTACTACAAAGCCAATATTGCCAAGTGCCGCCACGGGTCGGAAGGAATGTTCGACCTGGTGTATTACCCGTCACAGACGCGGTTCGTGGAGTCCTGAGATGCTAACCCAAAGCGCACGGGACAGAATATCGGCGGAACTTCTTGACTCAGCAACGCGGCGATACAGCGGCTATCACGGTCACTGCAACGAAGCCCGATCGGTCGGTCGGTGTGTCAGTGGCGATATTGCCTACATGGACCAGATCAGTGAGAGGTTCGACCGTGAAGAGATCCGATGGTTAATCATTGACCCGTGTCTTGCTTCGCTCCTGTTCGTGTTACTGGACTGGCGAGAGCGCACCGTCTTTGGTGGATTGCCGGACATGGTAGACCCGATGCCACGGGAAGAGGAATGGGATATTGATGCCGTGGTGGACGCACTTCTCATTCTCGGTATGTACGAAACAGATTACGAGTTCCAGCAACTAAGCGCGATGTTTACCGAGCCGCACATCCTGCCGGGTTGGACGTATCGCGGGCTGTGCGAACTGATGGCACTGCATTTGTGCCGACCGCAACAAAATGCAGCGGCGAAGGAGGAAGGGTGAAGATGAAAGACAACGAGCAGGAAGAACAACCAAAGCGCGCAGTGATCGGTCACAGCGATTCGTTGCTGCATTGCCTTGGTATGGGATTGTTGAGTGTGCGAATGGGCGAAATGATGGCGGCGATGCCTCTACCGGATACCTCGCAGATTGCCAAGATGGAGCGCGAGAGGGATATGGCTGATGCTTTGCGGTCAGCGGAGCGGGCGATGTTCGGGAAGGTCGATAAAGTTATCCATGAGTTTGACAGTCAAGGTCATAGACGCGAAGAGATGGCGCGAATGTCCTCGCTCACCGTCCAACCGCTGAACCGACCAACCTTTCAGAAAAACGAATCAAAGCAGCGGGCGAAACAGAGAGGGCGGAAACGATGAACCTGAAAATCACACCGGAATGGTTGGCGTCAAAACTTGACGTTGAGGAACCGGGCATCATTGGCGCGGGAATTGGCGACTTTTACGACCCGTCGCCCAATGCGGAGATGCCGCAGGAAGGTGATTCCTTGCCACGGAGAGACGCGGAAGGGGTTCCGGTGGCACCAGAATACCCTGCGGAACCGGAGACCTCGGTAATTCAGCCAAAAGACGAAAGTCAAAATCGGCGGGAAGGTAGCAAAAATGGCGAATCGAAAGTCGTTGAGATTATCCGCGTTAGCCCGGATCGACTCGCTGATTACGATCGATACCACCTGGACTCAATGACAGTCCATGGGCGATATGGCTACCGTGATTTTGATGGTGATGTGCAGATTTTTGAGCGCGGGACATTGGTTCATATCGGGTTGGTTCCAAGTTCCGAGGATGCTGTATCTATCTGCGATTTGCTAAACGAGTCATTCCGTAACGCGCTGTTTTTTCGGTCTGCTAATCGGTTGATGGTGCAGTGTACCGACGAAATGGGAGTCGAGAGAGAATGCGCTTTAGCAGAGAACCATGTCCTGCGGCAGGAGTTACATACCTCCCAACGACACGCGAAAGAGGCGGTTGAGGAACTGGTATCGTTGCGCAATCAAGTAGTTCGATACGAACGTGGCACTGACGAATTGCGGGTAGAGCGCGACCGACTCAGGGCAGAGAACGAGCAGTTGAAAGCCGAGAACAAATCGCTGAAGGAGCCGCGACGCGATGTGTTACCGGTCCTGTGGCATGACATGACGCCTGAAGAAGAGGCGCAGGCATGGCGTGAAAAGGGTTTTGACTTCCCGGTAATTCAGGAGGGCAAAACCGATGGCGCAGAATGACACGAACCTTGAACTGATGCTCACGGAGCGCGGCTGGCAAATTGTCGGCGATGACCAATGGTTCAACATTTGGCGCGATTGGCTGATCCTGCCGTTTGGTAATTCCGTCACTTTTGAGCAAGCCGTTGATATTGAAAACGGTTTTTCTGCCGGATACCCGGATGCAAAACAAGGACCATGGATTGCGCATAAACGGCAGCAAATAAGGGAGGGGTGTAAAGATGGCACCGAATGACAAGCCAACCTGCGAGACGTGCCGATTCTGGCGAGAGAAAGCGCGGGTCGGAAGTCGGGCGCGAGGGGTTTGCGACAGTGATGATTTCAACGACAGTGTTCACACACGATGGAGTGCCTATGCTTTGGAGCGGTCGTTCAAAATCAACGCATCGGACGCCGCTGATATTACCGAGATCCGTACACAGCATAGTTTCGGTTGTATTTTTCACGAAGCGAGGACTCAAACAGATGGCTAACATTGACGAGTATGGCGGTAGTTTGGCACAGATCGGTTTCCCGAAGGTCACGATTGACCCGGCGATTGAGCCGCAGACTATCCTCATGAAGACGCCGACGCAAACGCTCACGATTCACAATGTCGGCGTGCAGGAAGAAGAGTTTGACCTCGACAAGCCGCAGACACTCGCGATGATGGCGGGAAACGCGGCGGTCATGACAGGCACCCTCAAGGCGTTTGAGGAGGCACGGGAGCGCATCGCTGAACTGGAACGACAGTTGGAGGTAAAGAATCAGCGCATAAATCGCCTTGAGACAGAAGCGTTTTGGAATGCCGACTCACGGGATAGCTGGCACCAAAAAGCGATCGAGGTAAAAGCCGAACGGAACACCGCACGGCAGCAGAGAGACACCCTGCTCGAAACGGTGGCGAGTCAGGCGGCGGAAATCGAACGGCAAAACATCGAAATCCGAATCGCGAGCGGTGAGGAGTTTGTACCTGCGTCGGCTTTCGATATGCTGAACAATGAGGCAGGACGACTGACCAATCCGGTGTTTGGGTCAGAGGAAGGCGAGGGGCGAGGATGAGCGACAAAAAGTCGATTCCATTGCAGGAGTTCCATGCGTTAATTAACTTTACCCGTGAGCATTTCTATGCGCGGTATGGAACTGTGAACCTAGAACACCGACCGCTAGAGGAGTTCCGCTTAGACCGCAGCCTGAATTACTACCTGTGTAATGCTATAGAGCGCATCTATGAGACATTCGGCGAGGTGAGCAGGAGAGAGGTTGTTATGCTGGCTGAGGCGTGGCTAATATCGCGCAGTTTGCAGAATAGCCCGCGTTCACAGGACGTTGAGGATAAGTTGTTTCGACCGCTTCACCATAATGGACGGATAGAGAGCGAGCAACCGTAATGACACCAACAGGGCCGATGATTCAGCAACCGACGCAGAGGGAAGAGAACGGACGGCAAATCACCATCACGATTCGATTTCCGCAGGGAGTTTGCCCGCCGACATCCGATGAGCTTCGACTTCTGGCCGCATGGCTGAAGCATCGATCAGCGGTCAGGGCAAAGCAACAAGTAAAGATGGATGAACGCACCATCCTGCGTGTCGTAGAGCGGTTCGGAGCGTACTTCGCGTCTGCCATTGACCCGTCGATATAGGTATTTTTGTAGGATTCCGACATCGTAAGTTTGAGCGGCTAACAAACGCACAGAAGATGCGGTAGATTCGAGATGTGATCTCCTTTCTCTCTCCGTCGTGGAGCAACCGGCAGGTAAGCGTCGGCTGAGTCTTCATGGTACACGCGATGCCTGCCGGGGTTCTCTGAGATCGCAATAATAAGGCTCGGTTGCCGACCGATGGGGAACCATCCTGACAGGCCGCACAGACGCGTAAAGCGAACTGCCCGCCGTGACCGAATGGAGAGGTGTATATCCCTCGTAACTTTGTGACAGCGTTAACCGCGCTGTCTCCCCGCATTCAAAACGCACCGGCTAAAGCTGTCACTTTCCAGGCGGATCTTCCGCAGATTGTGATACTCCCTAAAATGGCACTTAGTCCCAGCGCAGCCACCCAGCGCAGAGCGATGGTAAAGAGTCGTTCCCGCTCTCTTCCCGATGTGCGACCATTCGACTCCGAGAAGAAGGAATGCGCCCGAGCTACAGGAACCGCTTATATCCAGGTAGCGCGTCGTGATTGGGATTATGACTACAAGTGCCCGAACCGACGTGACGAGGTGGGAACCGCTTATGGTCGTGTGCCGCTCTCTGTCGAACGGGACAACAAAACAGGGTTCTTTAACATTCAACCGCTGAGTTAATGAAATGCGCGAACTTCCCGGCTCTGGCTGCATCGCGGTTCTGATCGGGTTGATCGTGCTTTCCTTCGTCAGTTTGATCGTGGCGGCTTTGGTGGCGACGAGTGGATAACGAAATGACAACCCAAGAACTCGAACAGAAGGCGCGGGCCTGGACTGTGCATGATCTGATGCTGACGACGCTCGCCGAACTTCACCAACTCAAACCGTACTTTCACCTGATGACGCAAGACGTGCGACTCCATGCCGAACGATGGCATGTCATGCACACCGATGAGATTCCTGCACCCGTGGTGAGCGATGCCAGTAAGTAAAAAGCCGCCGATCCGATGGGACTGGATAGAGCGCACGCACTGATACCCCATGCAAATGGGACTACCCCATGCAAACCGCACCTCTGAACAATATCAGCAAGGCATGTGGCGCTAAAACGCGTAATGGCGATCCGTGCCGCAACCCGGCCCAATCCGGTGGTAAGTGCCGAATGCACAGCGGCAACGCTCGTATCGGTGTTGCATCTCCTCGCTTCAAACATGGCCGCTACAGCACATCGCTCCCTGCACGGATGCAGGAGAAATACCATGAGTACCTGCGAGATCCGCTTCTTGTTGAGAGTAAACGCAATATCGCGCTTATGGATGCGCGGATTGATGACCTCCTCGAACAGGTAGACCATGGAGAGAGTGGCGAACTGTGGGAAGCACTATCCGACGCATGGAATGAGATTGGACCCGCCATCTACAGGGAGCGCAGCGGGCACGGTGAACCCGCTGACAGAACCCGCGATACTGACAATGCAGTCGAATCGCTGGGCCTGATCATCTCGCAGGGTGGCTCGAACTTCAAGGTGTGGCAGGAGATCCGTGAGACGACCGAGCAGCGCCGTAAATGCGCGGACTCCCAAACCAAGCGCGATTTTGCCGCTGCTACCTCTATCAGTGCCGAGCGGGTCGCCGTCCTCTTCGGTGTGATTTCTGAACTTCTAAAGACGTATGTCCGCAACCCTGTCGATCTTGCCGCCGCAGCAAGACGCCTTAACGACCTGGCTATTGAATCTCGCCAAGAGTCTTGACCCGGAAAACGCCATCGGTGCGAAACCGGCGACACGATTGCCGAGCGGGGATCTAACCTGGCAGGAATGGCGAGAGCGGTACGGCGGTGGTGTCGTTGATAAACCGCTCGCACCGCATCATACGCGGGTTTGGGAGTGGTTCGAAGCACTGCAACCCGGTGTTCATCATCCGGCACTGATCGAATGCTGGAGCCGAGGTCACGGTAAATCGACAACGGTAGAAACCAATATCTGCCGACTGTGCGCGACTGCCAACCGGCGATTCGTACTCTATGTATCGGGTACTCAGGAGGCAGCAGACAGGCACGTACAGGCCATCGGGGTACAGATGGAGCGCATGGGTGTTGAACGCGCCATGGGCAAGTATGGCTTTGCACGAGGATGGAACGGTACCCAGCTACGCGCCGCGAACGGTTTTAACGTTCTTGCCTTCGGTCTGAACGGCGGTACTCGCGGTGTCAAGCTGGACGAGCTGCGGCCCGATATTATCGTCCTTGACGACATAGACGACCGTCACGATAGCATCGAAGCCGCCGCCAAGAAGACCGAGACCGTATCCCAGACAGTTCTCCCGGCTGGCTCTGATGATTGCGCGGTGATCTTCGTCCAAAACGAGATTCATTCGTACTCCGTGATGGCGCAGACGCTATCGGGTGAGAACGGCATATTGCTTGACCGCTTTCCAACGGAGAAGATACCCGCCGTTGTTGACCTGAAATACGAAAAGTACATCAATGAGCGCGGGCAGGAAGTCTTCGAGATCACCGGTGGTACGCCGACTTGGGCCGGTAAGGATCTCGAAGTCTGTGAATTTGAGCTAAACAAGTTTGGCGCGGTCTCGTTCGAGCGTGAATGTCAGCATCGTACCGGACTGGGCACAACCTTCTATAGCGAGTTTAGTGCAGATCGCCATTGTATCGCACCGCTCTATCAACCCGTTGAGGGCAAGCGACCGCCGAAATGGTGGAACTACTTCGCCGGTAATGACTGGGGTTGGCGCGATCCGCAAGCGTTCGGACTCTTCGCCTGTGACGAGATTGGTGCGGTGCATCTGATCGAGTCGTTTCAGGTGACACGGCTGGAGGACGACGAACAGGCAGAGAAGATATGTGATCTCCTCGAACGCTGGGGAGTCGATAAAGACGATTGTCCTATCGCTTGCGACCCGACGATGTGGAACAAGCCGCACGCCCGTAATAAGCCCGGTTTTGTTGGCGAAGCGAATATAGAGGCGTACCATCGCGCCGGGTTATCCTGCGCACCCGCTGACAACAACCGTCAGGCGGGTTTCTCCGTGGTTCGTGCCGCACTAAAGCAGGTGTGTTCCGACAAGAAGCCGGTCCTGCGCATCTGGAAGGGCTACAACGCCGACGTTATCCGACTGTTCCCAATGGCGCAATTCAGCAAAGTGAAGTCTGAAGACATGGCGGAAGGCCCGTGGGATCACCTTGTTGGTGACATGATCCGCTATGCGCTCCGCACCAGGCCGGAAGCCGCTGTAAAGCCGCGCACGAAAAACAAATGGGAACTCGAACTTGAGGGCGACGAGAGAAAGGCTAAGTTTTAATCATGGCATTCGAAAACAAGCACATTGAGACCGCGTTGAACCTTCAGCGACAGGAAGACGCCAAGCAAGCGGACGAAGCCTATCTCGTCAGCAAGGGTTGGGTTAAGGGCGATGATAACCATTGGTCGAAGCCTGATCCGTTGCCGGTTGAGCCGATCCTGCCGGATGTGGTCGAGTCGCCTGTCGCGCTGCCTGATGCGCCCGAAGGTGAGATAACGCCGTCCGGTGTCTCCAAGGTCGAAGAGATCGATGACACGAAGGAACTGCACAAGAAGGGCAAGTAATCCGATGGCAATGAAAAATCCTTGGAGTTCGCAAGGGCCAAAGCCCGGCGTGCAGTTAAAACCTGCCGCGACTAAACCGACTGCCGCGCAAATGAAAGCCTACGAAGGAAGTGCCGCCGACAAACGTCAGGATGCCCGCACAGGCACCAAAGAGGGTTCGAAGGCCGATAACGCGATGGACGCCAAAGGCGCGATGCAGATGGCGAAGAAGTCAACGCCTGCACCATCGGGCAAGCCGTTCAATCCTGCGGCGAATTTGGGCGCGTACCATCACCCCAAGAAGGCGACAGTAGCACCGGTAGCGGCCCCCATGAAGCCAGCGACGACCGCTAAGATTGGGCCGAACACGACTGCACCGGCAAAGGCACGCAGTGTAACCGCAGGCCCATCAGGTAGCTTTCCAATAGGTGACGCTACCCATGCCCGTCTTGCGATCCCTATGTCTACGCGCTCCGAACGTGCCGGGAATATCACTCCTGCTCAGGCGGCAACGATCAAATCGAAGGCACGGGCTATGCTCGCCAAGGGTAAGTAATGTATATCCCACCGCTAGAAAAGCACGAAATCAATATCTGTAATGCGGTTACTGAGGTGTGTGGGCTATGCGATAAGAAAATAGCCTGTCTTGAGTCAACCAGTGGCTCTAATGGAAAACAGTTTGTATTTCAAGTCTACTATCTTCTTAATGATGATGTTTGTGTCCCAAAAGTAGACGGGTCACAGAATTACCGCTGCTTATGGGTAGAGGGAGCGATTTATCCTATTCATAGGCCGTGGCTTGATTATGAAAAGGTAGTATCTTACCGGTTAATGGTCAAAGTTCCCGTGGATTACAAAGTACCAACCAATGCGTAAAGAGAAAACACCGCTCGTTATGACACCGCTCGAACCGTCACGTACCAATGGCGAACGCTTTGCCGAGATCGAAGCGAAGCTCGCCGCGCAGGGCGAGGAAATCGCCGCTCTGAACGACGCGGTTGCGAGACTGATCAATATCATTGAGTCGGCAAAAGCGGAACATCAACAGGCGCAGGAAGTCATCGCGAACCGATCACGGATTGTACTGGCGAGGTAACAGACTGAAAGCGATCTTCTACAACGGCGATCTCGCAAACGCTCACATCGGCGACATTATCAGCGAGGTCTACCATGCGCGGATATACGACCCGGTAATCAGGGCCGTAGGGTTGCGCGCCAATCATTCAGTGCCTAAGCCTCTGGTCATTGTAGACGCTGGATCTAACATCGGTATCACGGCGGTTTACTTCGCTGACTACGCTGATAAAGTTTACGCGCTCGAACCCTGTAAAGATCACTACGATTGCATACGTAATACTCTTGAACTGAATGAGCAGTGGCAGGATGTATTTCCTATGAAGGTCGCTCTGTGGGATAAGGACGGTACGTACAATCTGCACCATTCCTCAAATCCTACTGCGCATTCTTTATTGGATAATGGTATCGGCGGCCCAATCGAAGAAGTTACCACTGTCACTCTATCAACGCTTATGCGAATGAAAGAGATTGACACCATCGACCTGCTCAAACTCGACGTAGAGGGCGCAGAGAGCGAGATACTGCGCGGCGAGTCGTTCAAGTCGGTCGCACATCGCATCCGCTACATCATCGGCGAATGGCACTCGTGGACAATGTTGTCTCAGGAAGCGTTGCGGCGTGAACTCGTCAGCGCCGGGTACGAAGCGGCATGGTTGGGGCTGGGCAACGGTGCGCCGACGATCTTTGTTGCATGGCGACAGGGTGAGATTGCACCGGTTTACGGAGGACAGGCACAATGAGTACTGTCTCTCCTGCCCAAACATCTTTTCTTAATAATGGGCAAATTGGAAGGACGCTTATTGATAATGAGTATATCGGTAAGGCTGGATCTCGCGTCCGAATAGAATCACTGCATATGAGACCGAAAACCGGGACGCAGGAACGGGTTAATTTCTATACGGTCTCTACGATAAGTAGATCGGGATTAGTGTTTGTAAAAACCAGTGATATCGTAGCCGAGGAGTGCAATGAATTGAGTACACAGTATGACGAGAATACCGGACTGACTACTGGCGACGGAGTTTTGGGTATGGGTCGCGCCGTTCCGTCTATTTCTGGCGTTCGATTCGAGCCGACATATGATAACGCTCCGCGTGTTCAATTCATCAAATGGCCGCAGTACGGGCATCCTCTCGAACGTGATTGTGAGTACCTGCTTGAGAACGGCTGGGAAGCAGACACGAGCAATAGTAAAGGCAATGGTAATTGGATATCTCCCGGTAATAGGCGTGTAGTAGGTGGTGTAATCGTATGCCCGTTGGGTGAGGCAGTCGCTGTGCAGGCGCAATGGTCCGCATGTGCCCGATTCCAAAAGAAGCAGGAGGCACCGACCGAATGAAACCGCTCCTTCTTCAGTGCCATTCCAACGATGAGTACGCGGCGATGATAGCCGACCATCGCGACCGCCATCAAGCCTATGCCGACCGCCACGGATACGATTACGAAGTTTTCGACATGACGGCGGCAGGTGTGCCCTACGATAACGGGTTCGCCCGCCTTCAGGTCCCGCTTGATCGCATCCGAGAAGGCAAGTGGTCGCATGTGTTCTGGCTCGACGCCGATTGCATCGTCCTCGACCTTCGGCGCGATATGCGGGAGACGCTTCCTGGCTATGCTTCCTACGCCTTCACAGTGCATCCGTATCCAATCGCCACATACCGGGCTAACCGCTGGCATTGGCAGGTTGGGCAGATGTATTTCCGGTGCGATACCGATGCAAGCGACTTCCTAGGGAACTGTCTTGCGAAGCGGCATCTGTTCGCGAATGACCAACACGCCGTAAATAGCCAGTTGATGGCGTACCCGGATTATCAGCAAAGCCTCTGCACCATCTACCAGTCATGGAACAACACGCTGCACGATGAGCAGAGCGACGGAACAATTGTTGCCGCCTTCCACGGCTATGGTCGTGACCTCGCCGAGCGTCGGGCCGCGATGCAGCAATTGGCCGCGCAGTATCCCTATACACACGAAGGGTACATGAAGTTAGCTAATGAACGGCTAGGCGTCGAGAGAGCGAATAAGTACCCGATGGACTGGCCGGATGATGCGACCGAGATAGCGCGGCGTGAGGGATTATGACAGATACCGATCGTTCGCGTCATGCCTACTCACAGCGCTGGTCATTCGATGAGTATTGCAAAGCCGAGTTCGAGTTGTGCATACGCATGGCAAAAGCGGGAGACGCATGGTTTGACCGTCAGTTCAACTTGCGCATTTCTACGGGCGATGTAGTCGGATTGACGCCTACCGAGACAATAAAGATTGCAGATGCGCTGGACGAACGAGAGTACGGCAAGTTCAACCGATGATGCCCGTTCTTGTCGTGATAGTTGCTCTGCTCACCTTAAACGCCATCGGCACCTTTGCCCTTATCGCTTTCTGTAGGGCGATCTATCAGGTCGGTCTACGCATCGAATCGGCGATATCGGAAGAGGGTTTTACCTCAGAAGCGGCACTTGAGACGGGCTTTCTGCCGTTCTTTCAGCGGCTTCGTGATCGATTGTTGCAATGGCGGCGATATCCGAGCGGGCGAGTGCCGAAGTTTTAGAGGCTACTATGAATCATCCATTTAGTGCTGGGTCAGGGCGTTTTGTGATACCTCGCATGGCTTCTTTGGATGGTCCTGCACCGATTCAGCGACCATTAGCGCATTGTATCGACTGCCAAGGTAAAGGATACATCATCTGCGACCAATGGGGACGCCGCAAGCATTGCTTTTGCTTTTGGTACAACCAAGCAGAAGACCCTGAAGATGCGCCCGTAGTTAGCGCACCCATACCGCTGTAATACCACTATTATTGCTCCCCGAAAACCAAATATGTTTCCACCTGCTCTCAATCGCTCCAACAGCAACGGCACGGGCGCACCAGGGCAAAAGAACGGCATTTTAACGGTACTTCAGGGACTCGCACCAAAGAAGAAGGTTCCGCCGCTTACTGAGGAAGCGAAGAAGAATCAGAAGCGCGATATCACGCCGGAGGATATCGAAGACCCGCAGGCACTGCTCGACGATATTGACTTCAGTATCAAGGTAGAGGACAAGAAAGACGCTTCCTCGTCGGAGAAGGTCGCCAAGCAACTTGCGGCGCGGCAACTCATCGTCGATGATGTGATGCGCGACTTCAAGTTGGCCGCGAACGCAAAAGCGGCACGGGAAGAGAAATGGTACCTGGCAGCCGCATTCGAGCGCGATAATCAGTGGGTGGAGTATGACCGCTCGACACGGCGACTCCGTAACCGCTGGAACGATCCCGACGCCGAAGAGTATTTCAAAACCGTCAACAAGATAGCGCCACTACTCCGTAAGAACACTTCCCGCGCTCTTGCCTCCTCGCCCGATCTTGACTTCGTACCTGTTGCGCCCGGTGTAGCGGTTGACAAACTAGCCGCCAAACAATGCCGTCAGGTGTGGCACCACGCCAAAAAGTTTAGCAAGTGGGACGAGGTAAAGGAAGAAGGCGTCTACTTCGGGCAGTGCTACCCGATCTTCTGGAAGGTCGTTTGGGACGCTGAAGCGGAAGATGATATCCCTGAGTTCAAGATCATCGACCCGGCACAGGAGCAGCAAGGGCAGCAACCACAGGACACAGGATCTCCCCAAGGAGAAGCGGCAGAGGGCGGTGACAACGATGTGCCACCTTCTCCCGTTCCTCCCACGATGGTGCAGCAGGCATTAGCAGGTCAGCAGGGCCAAACACTACCACCGACGCCACCAGGAGTCCCGCAGGGGGGCCCGCAGGGTGGCCCGCAGTCACCCGCCGCGCAGATGCTCGCCGCGATTCAGCAGGGCAGACAGCAGGCGATGCAACAGGGTGTACCGGGACCGGACCAGGAACCGACCGAGGCAGGTAGCGACGATGAACTGCAACCGCTGAACACTCCGGAATCGGGAGAGGGACAGAAGGACGACGAGCACGCAAGCGAGCTTGCTCGCGAGCAGGCAGAGCCGATCACATCGCTCTCGCCGATGCTTCGGATTGTCGGCAGTGTCCGTGCGCCGGTTGGAATGACGAAGATCGAGTACGTTGCGCCGTTTGAAGCCTATCCCGATCCGGATGCGCGGCACTGGGAGCAGATCCGCTTCTTTATCCATGCGCGGCGTGTGCCAATCTCCGAGGTGCAGGCAACCTTTGGTGGTGTGGCCTATCTCGTCAAGCCCGATAAAGGCGGCGGCGGGAATGGTATGGAGTCCGTAGCATCCGATGCGCGTCTTGCGGGTATCACGGGTGACGATCTATACGGCACAGGCGATACGGGCGACTATGTAACCCTGTTCGAGCGATGGGAGTTCAAAAGTCCGAAGTACCCGGAAGGCAGATACAGCGCAGTTGCGGACAACCGACTACTCAAGCACACCGTACTTGATGATCAGGAGTTCCCGAATCCGTTCGTGCCGTTCTACTATCAGCGTGAGGTGAACAGTATATGGGGCCGTGGCATCGTCCCGAGCCTCGTTGACTCACAGATCGGTTACAACTCCGCATTCTCTCACATGATGAGTCGAATGCGGATGGATAAACTCTTCGTGATGGCCGAGGAAGGCATTGGTCTTCGCCCGGACGACTATATCAGCGGTCTGGACTACCGGAAGATTTACCATAAGAAGGGGATGGCTCCTCCGCAACTACAATCACCTCCCGCTGATTGGGAGAAGTACGAGCGAGTCATGGAACTCTGCGAGCGGCAGATGGAAGACGCGATCGGTATCCACGACTCTTCCGATGGGCAACAGGAATCGGCACAGCAGAGCGGGCGACAGACCTACCTTCTTCAGCAGGCCGATAACCGCATCATTCGTGAGTACACACGCCGTATAGAGGACGCTGAAGTCGCTATCGCCGAGCGCGTTATCTCCTGCTTCAGCAAGTACGCGACGGAACCGCGCCTAATCGCCATTGACGACGAGTTAGAGGGGGATATCCCGGCAGCGCGTCTGTTTATGCCGGATCTGATGCGGGTAGGCAAAGCGCGGTGTGAGGTAACGGTTGGTTCGGCGATGCCGGAAACGCCCGGTGAGGAAGAGGCACAACTCGAACGATGGTACGAGATGCAGTTGTTTGGTGCGCCAGGTAGCCCGGAGGCAGGGCAGGCGTTTCTCGGCGCACTCCCGACGCTGAAATCCTCCAAACTCGCCGACACGATAGTCCCGCTCCTAGAACAGCAGCAACAGAAATCTATGGCTGCGGCTCAGGCGATGGAGCAGCAGAAACAATCGCTTGAGGCGCAACAGGCTAACCTCGAAACACAGCAGAAACTGATCCTACTTCAGACTCAGGGACAACAAGCCGCCGCGCTACAGGCACAGAAGTACCAACTCGAAGATCAGATGATACCAAAGGGCGCACGACAGGCAACTCCCGAAGAGGAGCAGACAGCACGCGTGAACGCGGATCTGATCATCGGCAAATTCAACGCCGAGAAGGAAGCCGCCGCCGCCCAGCAAAACGCCGCTCTCGAAGTCGGTAAGACTGCCGCCGTTGAGCATATCAAGCATGTTCATAGTCTCGTCGAAGCCGAACAGCAACACCAGCACGATTTAGCGCAAGGGCAGATGGACCATGCCCATGACCTTACACAGACCGCCGTACAGGGCACCCAGCAGGCACAGATGCAGGATAAGCAACTGACCGCGCAGGAGAAGGCGGCGAAGTTAAACGCTCAGACCAAGGCGAAGCAAGCGAGTACCAAGAAATGAGTGAGCCAACAAGCCGCAAAGGTGATTTTGCCTTAGCAGTTCTGACTGCCGCCGCTACTGCAATCGTCGTTAGTCTGTCGGAATGGGCAGTCGCTGAAGTCAAGGAACGTATTCAGGCACGTGCTAAGAAGCCGCGTAAATCTAAACAGGCGACAGGTAAACCAAAATGAGTAAGGACACTGAGATTAAGACAAGTGAGCAGGAAAATGATATTCCTGTTAATGCTCTATGGTATAGAGAGGGTAATCTCACTGCTTACGGCAGGGAACGGCTCTGCGTCAAGGCGTTATTGATTGATGAAAATACGATGTTCGGTATTATCACCGGTCGTTTAACGCTGACGATGCCCACCAGTATACCTGCCGATGTGACCGTAAAAAGTGTACACCATTGCGAAGATCGTATGTGCTGGAGCGTGATTATCGGGCATCCGTCTTTTGAACCGCGCCGACTGAATGAAATGCCTGAGCAGATTCATTATGACCTGACACAGCACGCCTCGTATGTGGCAAACGCCCAATGAAACCAGAAAGCCTCTGGCCGGAGACATTCGAACCGACACCAAAGAACCTCGCGCTGCTCTCCTTCTGTGAGACTGTACTAGAGGAGCAGATCCGACATATCCGACGAATCACTCTCTACAAGCAGAAGTGCGTCTCCGGCATTGTTGGAAAGCCGATCAATACCGATGGTTTCGATTTCTATATCCATATTGCGAACAGTCCCGATACAACAACGCTCCTTCGTGTCGATTGCCGCGATGCTGGTCTAACCATCCAACTTCTACCAGAAATGCAGGGGTTGATGGGCTGGACGCGTATTGCGAAAGACGAAGAGGAAGTTGTCTCCGTTGTTCGTGAGTGCCTTAATTCTATCTGGACAAAAAGCATTGTCGCGAAGATGATCCATCGAATCCATCAATAAATCGTTCACACAACTGGCAATCGTGCCAACCGCAACCGTCAATACGGCTTGCTTGACTCCTACAGACTCCAACCCATTCCATGAAGGATAAAAACCCATGCAAATAGAGACGTATGACACGGGGTCGTCCACCGTTGCAGATGATGATTACCCGGCACCTGTCGCCGATCGTAACACGACTTTCGTCAATCCCGGCGACCTGGCCGACGATGATTTCGGCAGTGCGCCACCTGATGATGAAGAGATTGTAGATGCCGTGGCAGATGATGCTGATAGCGGCTTGCTCGAAGAGGGCGAGACTACTCCCGACGATACCGAGGCGCAGGCACAAGGTAGCGAGTCGCCGCGTGGTGCCAATGCCCGGATTCGTGAACTCAATGCGGAACTGCAAACACTTCGTGAACGTGCAGCACTAGCGGAGAAGTATGAGAAGTTCGCACCAACGATCAGTCACTTGGAATCACAGGGGTTCACGGACTCTGCCGCTGTTATCGCTGCACTGGAGAGACAGCAAGAGCAGCAGTACCGTGAGCAGTTGGAAGCAGAAGCCGCTCAGAAGGTCGAATGGGGGCAGATCAGCGCGGAGGATGCCAAGGCACTTGTTGACCTGCGCGTCTATGCCGCTCGAACCGCTCGCCTCGAAATGAACCAGGGGTTTGAGGCCGCTTCCAAACAATTCCCGCTCGCTGACCCGGATCTCCTCCGTGCCAATGTGACCGAACCGCAGTACATCATGCCGCTCGCGAAACTACTGCACGATCAGGCGGCGAAGGTAGAGGCCAAGCGGCAAAGCGACCTCGAAAAACAGAAACAACTTAGCGCGGCACAGCAGACTAAGGCACTTGCGGACGCGGCAGCAGCCAAGGCACGCGCCAAGAACGTACAGGGCGTTCGTCGGACACCTGGAAGTGATCAGGGCAACCTGAAGCCGCTCACGGAAGAAGAGATGCGCCGTATGCCGATGGCAGCGGCCCTGAAATACTCCAACGAGATGAACCGCAGACGCGGATAAAAGATGCAGGGTAGTACCTTGCTCTTTCCATTCCGCTACTTGCTGTTCTCTCCTAAGCCTGTTTGATTACCTAGAACTCTAAAAACCTCACATAGCAACCCGATAACGACGGCTCAACTCTGAGCGCGTCGTTTTTTGTTACCCGGAGAATAGCAACAATGGCAATTGATGCAAATGTACTGCCCTTTCATGCCTGGGCAAAATCTACCAACGACCCGCTGATCACAAAGATTAGTTGGGCGCTCTACGAACGCGGCAACGTGCTGACCGATATGGTCATGGCGAACCGCAAGACCATGCGACGGAACGGTGCCCGCTGGGAAGGCAACCTACCCTCTGTTGACCATGTGGACATCAACGAAGAGCCGGTCGTCACCTACGGCACACCGACACAGCGGCAAGAGTCGGCGCACATCATCCGCAACTTCATCCAGATAGACGAACTGCTGAGCGAGGATGAGAATAACATCACCAACCCGGCAGCGTCTCAGGTGAAGGCGTGGACGAAAGCGTTTACCTACAAGTTCAACGACTATATCGTCAACAACAACCACATCACGGGGAATAAGAAGGGTGCGGTTGGTTGGCGTTATCGCCTCGACAATACCGCCTCATTCGGTATCCCGTCCGAGATGAAGTACGATGCGGGCGCGGTCGATATCACGAAAAGCGGTATCACCCAAACGACAGCTGTGAACTTCCTCGAATCGATCGCAACCGTCCTTCAGCGCATGGACTGCGACCCGTCGAATGTTACGATCTACTGCAATGACACGATGGAAACGCGTTTCGGTACCGTCGTTCGATCGCTGGTGAATGGCGCTGGCTTCGACACCGGGCGAGATAACTACGACCGCCCTGTGACGACCTACAATAAGGCTAAGATCAAGAACATCGGTCGTACTGCGGATCAGACCACGCAGATCATTAAGACGGAAGACAGCGCAGGCGTCGATAACAGCGGCTCGAACTACACCTCGCTCTACTTCGTGAACCACTCCGAAGAGGGCTTCAGTGGCTGGCAGTGGGCACCACTTAAGGCGCGACCGGCGTTCCGTGACGACACGGGCGTCATCGATCGCACACTGCTCCAGTACGTCTATGGCTTCTGGCCGGAAGATAACCGCTGTCTTGCACGAATGCTAGGAATCAAGTACGTTTAACGACTTGGCGTAATATTCCCGGTTCTTCCGGGAGACTCTTTGAAAGGAAAACCCCTCATCATGGCACATGACGCCAAGTCTTACTTGCAGACATTCACCACTGCAACCAACTCGCTGAACACCACGGCGACACCGCTGAATACGTCGAGCGGTTCGCCGAACTTCGGGTATCGAGTCAGTTTCCAGGTTCCTTCCTACTTCTACGGAACAGCAGGAACCGGCACGACTACCTTCATACCACAACTCTTCCGCGCACCGGCAACATCGGGGCCGTGGACCGCATTCTGGCAGGGAGATACACAGACCGTCACCACCGCGACGCAAAGCTACATGGCAACGCCACTGATTAGCCTCGGTGCTAACGAACCGTATCTCGCAGCGGGCATCAACGTCACTCTTGGTGGCACTCCCTCTGGGCTTCAGATCGCTTATCAGGTCGGTCTCGTGACCGCCAAAGAAGACAGCGCATAAACAATAGTGCGCAAGTAATGGCGGGTAGCGGTCAACAACTACTACCCGCTTTGTTTGAAAGGAAACGTTTCTATGGCACGTACTGCAACTACCGAACCGGATGAGACTGAACTGGATATAGATACTCCTGTATCGCGTCTCGAAGGGTTCTACGAGGCAAAGATAAAGGCGCTTATGCCCGCACTGATGGCGCAGGCAGGGACGATTACCGATCACAGCCCGGAGGCACGGGACGCCTTCTTCGAGCTTCTGAAGGCTACGGGCGGTATGCCCTCCTATGGCGTGTATGTCTCACCAGCAGATCGCGAGATGGAACGCCGCCGCAAGCGCGATGAGTTTGATTCCATCCCCGAATTCGCTAACGCCGTCCGTTTCTAATCTGGCTGTTTCCATTCTCCACCTATGAAGAAACCGATACAGAGGTCTGTGAAACTTGGCCCTCCCGATCCTGTTGCCGTTGCGCTCGCAGCGACGAAGGACAAGGACAAGTCACTGCCGGAACTTCTGAAACTGTTTGAGGCAGCGTTTCCGCTCGTTCGGACCACGAATAGTGATTTTCTGCACTCGTTTGCGCTGCTTCTGCATCAGACGAACGGAAAGCATACGGCGCAGGTCGTCGCGCTTCTCGAACAGGCAGTTGCCCTCTCTCCACTAGATGCGAACCTATGGGCAGAACTGGGCGCAGGTTATGCCTACTTTGCCCGCTTCGATGATGCTTTGCGGTGCTGTGATGAGTCGTTGCGGCTGAACCCGAACCAATCGACGGCACGGTGGAACCGGTCTCTTGAACTGCTGGCGCGGGGCGAATGGGAAGAAGGGTGGAAAGATTACCGCTACGGGCAGGTACTGGGCAAACGCCCGGTGCGCAGTCCCGAGGCAGAATGGAACGGCGAGAATATCGGCAATCGAACGCTGTACCTATCGTGTGAGCAGGGCATTGGTGACATGATACAGATGCTTCGCTTTGTGGCAGACGCTCGCGTCCTGGCCGGTCCTGATGCGAAGATCATCGTGGAGGTATACCCGGATCTACTGCCTATCTTCGGCTCAAAGGATCTCGTACCGGGTGCAACGCAGGTGGTCGCGGTCCATCCCTCCTATGCGTTCCAGTGTGGCGAGAAAGATCCCGTACACGCCTCGCTGATGAGCTTGCCGCGCATCCTGAAGGTGACACCGGATAATCTCAAGCCATTCCCCTACGCGCCGCACTTCACCGCCCGCGATGAGATCCGCAATAGCCTCCCGGTGCGTGTCGGTCTCGTCTGGAAAGGCAGTAAAGCACACGCGGACGACTCTAAGCGATCCCTAAGCGACGAAGATATCCTGAATCTCATTCAGCCAATGGATGATCGCTTTCAGTTTGTGAATCTCCAGTATGGCTATGATGCAAGCGTTTCGTTCCGAAACGGCAGTGGCCCGATCGACATCGAAAAGCCAACCATCACGACTTTCTATGAGACTGCCGAAGTCATCAAGACGCTGGACATCGTTGTCGGCGTTGATACCTCCGTGTGTCACCTAGCCGGTGCGATGGCGTGTCCTGTCTTCCTGATGCTCGCCGCGACTCCCGATTGGCGATGGGGGAGAGAGGGTGAGAAAACGCCCTGGTATGCGAACCATTACCTGTTCCGTCAGAAGGAACTCGGCGATTGGCCTAGTGTGATTTCCCGCGTTCGCCAAACATTGATTAACTTTGCTGACGCTCGTTCTGTTAAGTAATCTTTTGCTCCCCCTGCAAAACCTATGGCTACCTCTACACGCGCCGATATCACTGCGCGGGTTCGCGCACGTCT